TCAACCCGACAGCAACCCTGCCAGCACGCGATGGGTGCGATTCGATCGCACCGCTGCCCGCTGTTGACCAGCCGTCACCTCGATGTACGCCTGGGATGACGCCAGCGACACGTGTCCCAGCAACCGCATGATCTCCGCCGCACTCGCGCCATCCTCAGCCAGTCGCGTCGCGAACGTGTGCCGCAACGCGTGTAGCCGTGCCCCCGGAGGCACCCGGTCGCCGATACCAGCCCGCCGAAAACAGGAGTCCACCAGATACTGCAACCCACCCCGACGCAGCGGCTCACCACGCCGATCCATCAGCAACGATGCATCGGGACGCACGCAGCGGGATCCGAACCGGCGACGACAACTGTCCAGATAGTCCGCCAACACCTGGTCCAACTCCGGCTCGACAGGCACCACCCGTGGTCGCCCACCCTTGCCGGCGACGTCGATCCGCCGCTCACCGGCCCGCCCGGCCAGTGACGCCACCCGAAGTGCCAACAACTCAGCCAGCCGTAGTCCCGCGCACAACGCCAACGCCAACACGGCCAGGTCCCGTTGCGGCCAGGGATCGCGTTGCCGGCCATCGGCACGGGCCACGGCCGTCAGGAGCTGCTCGGGGGTGTCTGCCCCGCGTAGTGGCTTGGGCCGGGGCAGCGGTGCCCGCGGGCGCCCCACCGCGGGCATCGGGTTGCCGGCGACGACTCCGTCCGCGACCAGAAACACGAAGAAGCTGTTCCAGGTGGACCAGGCGCGGTGCACCGATGCGGCGGAGCGGGTAGCGGCGAAGTGGGCGAACGCCGACCGCAGCACACGGGGGCGGAGGGCCTCCAACGGCAGGGCGTCCAGGGGGAGGGGAGGGCTGGCCTCGTCAGCGGCGATGCTCGCCACCGTACGCAGGTCTCGCCGGTACGCCTGCACGGTGTGCGGGGAGGGCTTGCGGGTGGCGCGATCGGTCAGGAACTCCTCGATCAGCCGTACCACCGGTTCACCCGATCTGTCCTGCATAAGGAACATTATGCATGAAACTCGCGTTTCGGGGCGAGTGTCGAGCCGTGCAGGGGTGGGGTGACCGAAATATCCACGCAGGTTCCGCGGCGCCAGAGTTCCCCGGGCCCACCTGAACGGTCGACTCAAGGGGTCATCCCAGGGTTCTTCGCGGACGGGGTACCGGCTCGCACGCGACTCCGGGGAAAGGTTGCGCAGACATATTCGGTTGCGGTCCGGGGGCGAAACTCACCACCGGCGGGCCGTAGCCGACTCCGCGCACGGTCGCCACGTGGTCGGAGTCGACGGGGGATCAACCCGGCCGCCTGAAGCACGTCCTGTCGGGGCAACTTGACATAATGTAAATTATCGAATGTTGGGCGGAGCTGCTGGCCACAACGGCAGCTCCTCGGCACACCCGCCAGTACCGCGGTCATGCGTTGACGTAGGCGGCGAGGTGTTCCCCCGTGCGGGTCCGACGATCGGCGACGAGATCGGCTGGCGTTCCTTCGAAGACGACCCGGCCACCTTCGTGCCCGGCTCCTGGGCCGAGGTCGATGATCCAGTCGGCGTGCGCCATCACCGCCTGGTGGTGCTCGATGACGATGACCGATCGGCCGGTGTCCACCAGCCGATCGATCAGGCCGAGTAGTTGTTCGACGTCGGCGAGGTGCAGGCCGGAGGTCGGCTCGTCGAGGATGTAGATCTCGCCCTTGTCGCCCATCTGGGTGGCGAGCTTGAGTCGCTGCCGTTCGCCACCGGACAGGGTCGTGAGAGGTTGACCGAGGCTGAGATAGCCGAGCCCCACATCGGCGAGTCGACCGAGGATCCGGTGCGCCGCCGGGTTGCGCCCCTCACCCTCGCTGAAGAACCGCTGGGCCTCGGCTACCGGCATCGCGAGCACCTCGGCGATGTTCCGGCCGGCGAGCGGGTATGCCAGCACCGATGTCTGGAACCGTTTGCCCTGGCATTCTTCGCAGGTGGACTCGACGCAGGCCATGACGCCGAGTTCGGTGTAGATGATCCCGGCACCGTTACAGGTGGGGCAGGCCCCTTCGGAGTTGGCACTGAACAGTGCCGGTCTGACGCCATTGGCCTTGGCGAACGCCTTACGGATCGGGTCGAGCAGCCCGGTGTACGTCGCCGGGTTGCTTCGTCGCGAGCCGCGGATGGGGCTCTGGTCCACCATCGTGACGCCGTCGCGTCCCGCGACGGATCCGTGGATCAGTGAACTCTTGCCCGATCCGGCTACGCCGGTGAGGACGCAGAGTACTCCCAGCGGGATGTCGACGTCCACGTCGCGCAGGTTGTGGGTTGCTGCGCCGCGTATGGGCAGGGTGCCGCTGGGTATGCGGGGCGATGCCTTCAGGGTGGCGCGGTCGTCGAGGTGGCCGCCGGTGGTGGTGGCGCTGTGTCGTAGGCCGTCCAGGGTGCCCTCGAAGCAGACGGTGCCACCGGCGGTGCCAGCGCCGGGACCGAGGTCGACGATGTGATCGGCGATCGCGATGGTCTCCGGTTTGTGTTCCACGACGAGTACGGTGTTGCCCTTGTCCCGCAGCCGTAGCAGTAGGTCGTTCATTCGGCGGATGTCGTGGGGGTGTAGGCCGATCGTGGGTTCGTCGAAGACGTAGGTGACGTCGGTGAGCGCGGAGCCGAGGTGGCGGATCATTTTGGTGCGTTGGGCCTCTCCCCCGGACAGGGTGCCGGCGGGCCGGTCGAGCGACAGGTAGCCCAGGCCGATTTCGGTGAACGAGTCGAGGAGTTGGCGTAGTCCGGTCAGCAGCGGGGCCACGGTGGGTTCGTTGAGGTTGTGGATCCAGGTGGCCAGGTCGCTGATCTGCATGGCGCACAGGTCGGCGATGCTCCTGCCGTTGATTTTGGATGAGCGGGCTTCGATGCCGAGGCGGGTGCCGTCGCATTCGGGGCAGGTGGTGAAGGTGACTGCGCGGTGCACGAAGGCGCGGAGGTGTGGTTGTAGCGAGTCGACGTCCTTGGACAGCATGGACTTCTGGATGGCTGGGATCAGGCCGGTGTAGGTCAGGTTGATGCCGTCGATTCTGACTTTGGTGGGTTCCCGGTAGAGCAGGTCGTGTAGTTCCTGCTGGGTGTATTTACCGATCGGCTTGTCGGGGTCGAAGTAGCCGCAGCCGCGCAGGATCCGGCCGGACCAGCCGTCCATGCTGTAGCCGGGGATCGTCAGCGCGCCCTCGTTGAGGGTGCGGTTGTCGTCGTAGAGCGCCGACAGGTCGATGTCGTTGACCGTGCCCATGCCCTCGCAGCGGGGGCACATGCCGCCGAGCCGGTTGAAGGTGGCCTGCTCCGTTTTCGTGCCTCCGGGGCCGCGGGTGACGGTGAGTGCACCGCTGCCGGTCACCGAGGGCACGTTGAAGGAGTAGGCGTTGGGTGAGCCGAGGTGTGGTTGGCCGAGCCGGCTGAACAGGATGCGCAGCATGGCGTTGGCGTCGGTGGCGGTGCCGACGGTGGAGCGGGGGTTGGCGCCCATCCGTTCCTGGTCGACGATGATGGCTGTGGTCAGGCCCTCGAGGAGGTCAACCTCGGGTCGGGACAGTGACGGCATGAATCCCTGAACGAACGCGCTGTAGGTTTCGTTGATCATTCGTTGGGACTCGGCGGCGATCGTGGCGAACACCAGGGAGCTCTTGCCGGATCCGGAGACCCCGGTGAAGACCGTGAGTCGGCGCTTGGGGATGTCGACGTTGACGTCTTTGAGGTTGTTCTCGCGTGCGCCGTGTACGCGGATCAGGTCGTGACTGTCGGCTGTGTGCGTCCCGGGTGGCTGGTCGGGTGCGCTGGTGGCCGTGCTCATCGGGTCTCCGTCTGTTGGTGTGTCGATCGTGGTGCTGTCGGTGTGCCGACTGGGGTGGCCCACGGGTCGGCCGGGTGGATCGGGTCGTCGGTGGGTCAGAGGCCGCCGCTGACGCGGAGGATGGTGCCGGTGGTGTAGCTGGCGTCGGGTCCGAGTAGCCAGGTGATGGCGGCAGCGACTTCGTCGGGTTCGCCGGGACGCCCGAGTGGGATGCGGGAGGCGGTTTGCTCGGGCCGATCGGGTTGGCCGGACAGGGTGTGGATGTCGGTGCGGATGATGCCGGGGGCGACGGCGTTGACGCGGATGCCGCGGGGGGCGAGTTCCTTGGCCAGGCCGATGGTGAGGGCGTCGGTGCCGGCTTTAGCGCTCGTTGACATGAGGGATAATTTGGCTACGGTACCAGTCATGAGAGCTGATCTCTACGCGCGTAAGTCAAGGAAGGACCAGGGCCGCAGCGTCGATCGTCAGGAACGGCAGTGGCGGCGCGACTGCGTAGAGATCGGCGCCCAGCCGGGCCGGATCTTCGCCGACCCCGACCTGTCGGCCAGCCGGTACGCCCGCAAGTCTCGCCCGGACTACGCGCAGCTGCTGGAGCACATCAGTTCGAACCAATGCGAGATGATCTCTCTCTGGGAGGTGACTCGCGGCTCTCGGCAGGTCGGCGAGTGGGTGCACTTCCTCGATCTGTGCCGCGATCGTGGCGTCCTCATCCGCATTTTCGACGACAGCGAGCAGACCACATACGACCCACGCCGACAGCGCGACCGAGAATTCTTGATCAACGAAGGCATCAAAGCTGAGGCGGAGGTCGAACGACTACGCAGCCGCGTAAGTGTGGGCATCGTGGACGCCGCCGAACAGGGACGGCCGCCAGGTCCGTTGCTGTACGGGTACACCCGCATCTACGGTCCACCCACCGGGACCAGCGTGTCCGCGTCCGGCAACCGCCGACGGGAGATCACCCAGGTCGTCGACGAGAAAGAGGCGGCGATCGTGCGTCAGCTCGCACGGGACACCCTGGCGGGACTCCCCCTGCAAACCCAGGCGAACAGGCTCAACGCCGCAGGGGTGCCCACCGGGTCCGGGCGTGGCGTGTGGACTGGTGAACGCATTAACCGCCTGCTACGCAACCCCGGATACGAGGGGCACCGCGTTCACGGCGGGCGGGTGGTGGCCGAGGGCGTGTGGCCGGCGATCCTCGACTCTGAGACGGCTACGCAGCTACGGGCGCTGCTGGAGGCCCCGGGCCGGCGTAACCACGCCGATTCCAGCTTGGCGCACCAACTGAGCGGGGCGGTGCTGTGCGGGGTGTGCAGGGGTGCCCTGCGGGTCAAGTGGATGCACGGACGAAACCGGTATCAGTGCAAGCATCGCGGCTGCTTCAAGGTGTCCGGTCCCCTACCGCAGATGGATGAGGCTGTGAAGCGTATGGCGGTCGCGCGGCTGCGGCAGCCTGATGCGGTGCCCGCGTTCACTGCAGGTGTTCCCAGCGTGCAACTCGTCGCAGTCCGGCAGGAACTGCGGCGGCTCATGGACAGGCAGGCCGAACTGTATACGGAGGCTGCCAAGCCCGGTGGTCCGTCGATGGCGTTGGTGGCTGCGGTCGAACGGGAACTGGTGCCGCAGATCGATGAGGCGCAGGCCCGTCTGCGCGCTTTGCAGACACCGCCGGCGTTGCGCGGCTACGACCCCATCGACCTCGCCGACCGTTGGGATGAGTACACGGTTGGTGAGCGGCGAGCAGTGATTATGGCGTTGGCGGAGGTCGTGTTGTCGCCGGTTGGTAGGGGCACCCGCTGGTCGTTGTGGCGTCTGGGCGAGTCACGTTGGCACGGCGACGACCGCACGTGGGGCGATATCTGGCGCAGTGCCGGCAACCTGGTCAGCGCTGTGCCGTAGGTGTTCTGTGGGTTGCCTACGAGGCTGCCTGGGACGATTGGTCTGTTTCGGGCTGCTGCCGGTGTGCTTGGCTGCGCACGAACTCCAGGTAGTGGTAGGCGGAGTCGCGGAGACTGTCGGGCAGTTCGGGATCGCGGAGGATGTCCAGGGCGACGGCTTCGCGCGGGTCGGCGGGTCCGGGTGGCTCGGGTAGATGCTCGACGTCTTCGGGCGCGAGGTAGCCCAAGGCTAGGCCGGCGGCAACGGTGGACAGGCTCACGATCCGGCACACGACTTGTAGCTCGGTGGGTACGGGGTTGCGGACGATACCGCGTTCCCACCGGTTGATGGTGGAAAGGGATACGCCGGAGCGTTCGGCGACGTCTTCCTGTCGCAGCTTGGCTGCTTGCCGGTGGCTCCGTAGTAGCGCCCCGAACCGTCTCCCGGCTTCCTCTTCTTCCGCCACCTGATCACCATAAATGCTGGTCAGGCTAGGACTGCCTGTCATACGTGCGGTACGCCATACGTTACTCATGATGTTTTCGCCCCGCCCTCGCTCCCCTGCCTGCGGTTGGTGTCTTCCATCCTGTCGTCATCCATCGATAAAGACTACTGAACAACCTCTTGCACGTCACATGTGACGTGTGGCAGTCTCAGCGCATGCCGGACACCACACATGACGTGTCGAGCAGCATCAGACACGGCGACTCCGCCGTATCGTCGGTATCCGTCCGCTGGACCATGGTCAAGCAGGCACTCGGCGTCACCCGCAACGAAGACGCCGCCACTGCCTGCGGCGTGCCGCTGCGCACCCTCGACCGTCTGTTCGAGCGACCTGACCACAGCCTGATTCGCAACGCGAGAGCGGTCACCGCCGCGACCGGCATCACCCTGGAAGAACTGATCGCCTGCCAACGCCGCCCTGCGCTGAGCGAGGCGGCATGAGCACCAAGCCAATGCTTGTCGGTGACGAGGATTGGATGATCCGGGTCGCCGTCGACGCGGCCCCCGAGCTGTCGTCCGACGCGATCGACAAGCTGCGGCGCGTTTTCGCACCCGCCCAGCCGAGCCGCCCGACCTCGGTTGCCCAGCCGAGCCGGCGGGCCGCATGACGAAGGTCAACAGCAGTAAGTGAGCCCCCCGCCGCAGGCACGGCGAAGGGCTCGACACCCGGACCAGAACCTGATCAAGCAAGGAGTCCAGATGCAATCGCAGAGTAACCCAACTACCGGCCCCGGCTACTCGGCCGCTGAGCTGCGGACCCGGGAGGTTCAGGCCGGCGACCTGACCGCCGGCATGACCATCCTCTACGAGCTTGGCGCGGGCCTTGGTGTCGAGCCCCTGACCGTGTCACGTGTCCGCCGCGACGGGGGCAGGACCGCCCTGGTCACGTTCGAATTCGTCGACGACGAGACGCCGTTCAACGTCGAGGAGACCGTCACCGTCGTCGGCTGGGATGGCGCGGCGCCGCTGGCCGAGTCGGACTACTGGCAGGCCCTGGCCGCTGATCTGCGTGCGGCGGCTGACCGGCTGGCCACCCTCGCCGGCACGCCGGCCCCCGAGGTGCGCGCGAGCCTGTACCTGCATGTCGGGCCGTTCATGGAGCGGGGTAGCGGGGAACGCCGTCCTGTGGTGGACGCGATCGCTGACGCCCTCAGCGGGACGGCCGCAGAGGTGGGGTCGGGGGCGTTCTGGGAGCACCGGGCGGATGTCACGGTCGGCGCGTTGGGCGTTACCGCGTGGACCCGGATTCCGGCACCGGAGGACGCGGAGACGGCGGCGCTGCGGGCTGAGGTGGCCGCGCTGCGCGCCCAGCTCGCCGAGGGCGGTGCCCGGTGAGCGCCCCGGCGTGCGACGCCTGCCCGCGCACCGCGCGGTGGCGGATCCGTCCCGCCTGCTCGTGCCTCCTGCCGGCGGCAGGGGACAGGCAGTACGCCTGCACTGAGCACCTCGGGACGGTGACCGGGATGTGGGGTGAGCACCAGCGGCGGCACACCGGCCGCGGGGCGTTTGACGCGGTGCGCCTCTCCTGGGCGGTGCCCAAATGAGCGCCCCGACCTGGCCCCTCACGGCCGACGCCGCCGAGATCACCGTCCTGGACCTGGGGTGTGGACACCTGCCCGGGGAGTCCTGCGACGAGGCGTGCGCCTACTGGCGGGGTGTCGCGGCCGGCGAGTACCCGCCGCCGGAGGCCTACATGCCGGTGACGCTGCCGCCGCACTGCCCCGAGCTGCTGCCGCTGACCGATCCGGCGCTGCGGGGGGTGGCCTCATGACTCGCCGCGAACTGTCCATCCACCCCGGCCCGGGGGTGTGCCCCGGATGCCTGACCGTGCCCGGCCGCACCCACGGCCCGGCGTGTCCGGCGGTGGAGGGTGCCCGGCACGCTGCCGCGCCGCATCCGCACGCAGACACCGTCCGCATCGTCGTCGGCCTGCTGGTCGGCGTGCCCCTCGGTGCCGCCATCTGCCTCCTGGCCGCCCTGCTGATCTGGAGCCTCACATGACTACGAACCTGCTTGATGTATTGACTGCCGGGCGCGCTCTGCCTGCCGGCTGCGACCGGTGGGGCATCCGGACCGGCGAGTGCCCGGTCGAGGTCGGTGACGGGATCTGTCTGGCGCGGACCTGGGGGGCGATGGCCTCCGCCGGTGTGCCGGCGGTGACCCTGCTGTTGTGTGCGTGGTCGACCGCTGACCTGCTCTCCGGCGCCAGCGGGGACACGTGGCAGGTGCGGCGAGCGTATGTCGTGGATGTTGTGGACGGTGCGCGTCTGATCCGCGAGCACGGCCGCGGAGCGTACCTGCGGGGCGCGAACCTGGGCGGCGCGGACCTGAGGGGCGCGTACCTGGAGGACGCGAACCTATGGGGCGCGAACCTGGAGGGCGCGTACCTGGACGGCGCGAACCTGGAGTACGCGAACCTGAGGGGCGCGTACCTAAAGGGCGCGAACCTGGGCGGCGCGTACCTGCAGGGCGCGGACCTGGAGGACGCGGACCTGGAGGACGCGTACCTGCGGGGCGCGTACCTGCGGGGCGCGTACCTGCGGGGCGCGTACCTGCAGGGCGCGAACCTGAAGGACGCGGACCTGAAGGACACGGACCTGGACGGCGCGGACCTGGAGGACGCGTACCTGCGGGGCGCGTACCTGCGGGGCGCGTACCTGCAGGGCGCGAACCTGGAGGACGCGGACCTGGCGGGCGCGAATCTGAAGGGCGCGAATCTGAAGGGCGCGAATCTGAAGGGCGCGAACCTGAAGGGCGCGAACCTGAAGGGCGCGGACCTGCGGGGCGCGGACCTTGAGGACGCGTACCTCGACGGCGCGGACGCCGAGCGGGCCCGCCTCCAGGACAAGCTGGACGTAACCACCGCCGCCTACGAGCGACGCACCCGGCAGGCCCACGCCGACCGGGACCAGGCGATCAGCACCAGCCAGCAGCTACGGGTGGGCCTGGTCGCCGCGCGGGAGAAAGCCGCGGCGTACCCGGCGCATGTCATCGAGGCCGGTGGACCTGACCACTACGCCGCCGGGCAGGCCCAGGCACTACACGCGGCGATCCTCGCGGCCGACTGGAACACCGTCCGACAGATCGCCGCCGACCCGTGGACGGCGGGAGACGACGTGGACACGGCGCGGGGTGCGCTGGCCGGCGCCGGCGAACTGGGCGACGTCAACCGTGAGGAGGCGGGGCGGTGACCCCGACCTGGCGGGGCTGGCTGCCCGCACCGCGCACCCTGCCGATGCGGCCACCTACCTACCGGCCGCCGTGTCCCACCTGCGGTGACGGGCTGCCGGGACTGCTGGCCCTGTGCTGGAAGCCGCTGTGCCGGACCGCATTCCTTGACGACGACGCGAGGTACGACCAGTGAACATCACCGCGCCCGGCGTCTACGACATCACTGAAGAGAAATACCACGCCCACCCGGCCCTCTCATCCACCGGCGCCCGAAAGCTGCTTCCCCCGTCTTGTCCCGCCATCTACCGACATGAGCAAGACAACGCCCAGCCGCACAAGCGCGAATTCGACTTTGGCCGCGCAGCCCACATGCTTGTGCTTGGTGCCGGCCCGCAACTCCACGTCGTCAATGCCCCCAACTACCAAACCAAAGACGCCCGTCAGGAACGCGACGAGGCCTACGCACGTGGTGAGGTGCCGCTGCTCCCAGAAGAGTTCGACACCGCTCAGGCCATGGCCGCCGCACTGCGCCGCCACCCACGCGCCGCCGAACTGTTCACTGCTGACGGCATTGCCGAACAGTCGCTGTTCTGGATCGACACCGACACGGGCGTGGAGTGCCGGGTACGCCTGGACTACCTGACCGACCGGATCGTCGATTACAAGACCACCACCTGCGCCAACCCCGGGCACATCGCCAAGACGGTGGCCAACTTCGGCTACCACCAGCAGGCCGACTGGTATCTGACCGGCGCGATCGAACTAGACCTGATCGCCCCCGACGCCGAGTTCCTGTTCGTATTCCAGTCGAAGACCCCGCCGTACCTCGTGAAGGTCGTCGAGTTGGACGACACCGCGCTAAAGATCGGCGCCGAACGCAACCAGCGCGCACGGGAAACCTTTCGCGACTGCACCGAGTCGGGCATCTGGCCTGGCTACGGCGACAACATCGAAGTCATCTCGCTGCCCATGTATTTGCAGCGCCGCCACAACGAATGGGTTCTGTCGTGACTGACATGCCGAACAACCTGAACGCTGCTCTCGCCCGCCTCCAGATGGAGTTGCCGCGCATCGAGAAAGACCAGACCGCAAAAGTCGACACCAAGTCGGGTGGCAGCTACCGGTACACGTACGCCGACCTGGCGCGGGTGTCACAGAGGGTTCTGCCGAATCTCGGCAAGCTGGGGCTGGCGTTCACGTCCCGGCCGACGACCAAGGACAACCGGCTGGTGCTCGTGTACGAGTTGCGGCACATATCCGGTGAGATGATTGAAGGTGAGTGGCCGCTGCCGGACCGGGGCTCCCCGCAGGAGATCGGTAGTGCGATCACCTACTTTCGCCGGTACTGCCTGTGCGCGGTGACGGGTGTGGCGCCGGAGGGCGACGACAACGACGCCGCGCTGGCTGAGCAGGCGTCGGCCCACCGTAACCGGTCTTCCCGGTCACCCCGCTCGGATCAGCCGTCGAGCGGCAACGGTGGGCAGGAGCCGCCGATCACCGGCGAGCAGAAGGCACGCATGCAGCGGGCTTTCGGTGAGTTGGGTATCGCCGGCCAGGGTGATCGGCTCCAGTACGCGATCGGGGTGGTCGGCCGACAGATCAAGTCGTCGACTGAGCTGACGCAGTTCGAGGCCGGGCGTGTCATCAAGCAGGCCGAGCGGGATGTGGAGAAGCGGCAGCGCGCCGACCGTAACGGTACTGACCGGCCGGATGCCGCGAAGCCGGCGGACGCTGTCGGGGTGCCGTCGTGACTTGGTATCTCGGGGAGATGGCCCCGTTCGACACCGAATCAACCGGCACTGATGTGGAGAACGACCGGATCGTTTCGGCCACCGTCGCCCGTATCCGCCCTGGCCAGCCCGTTGACGTGCACTCACACCTGATCTCCGTGGACGTGGCCATCCCCCAGGCCGCCACCGACGTGCATGGCATCACCACCGAGCACGCCCAGGCGAACGGGCAGCCGGCCGCCGTGGTTCTCGACCTGGTAGCGGGGGCGCTCGCTGACGCAATGCTCGCCGACGTGGCCGTTGTCGGATCAAACCTGGCGTTCGATTTCACGCTGCTGGACCGGGACTGCCGCCGGCATGGAGTGCCCACAGTCCAACAGCGGCTAGGGCGTCCGCTCGGGCCGGTCGTGGACGTGTTCGTCATCGACAAGGCACTCGACCGGTACCGGCCGGGCAAACGGCAGTTGGATGCGCTGTGCCGGCAGTACGGGGTGCGGTTGGACGGCGCCCATGACGCGGAGAACGACGCGTTGGGTGCGGCCCGGGTGGCGTACCGGATCGGGCAACGGGCGCAGCAGGCGTTGGTCGCTCCGCAGGATGTCATGGACACGTATTCCGACCGGCGCTATCCGGACCGGATCGTGCGGGGCTTCCAGGAGTTCGGGAAGCTGACCCTCGCTGAGGTGCATGCCGGGCAGGTGGGCTGGTACGCCGAGCAGGCCGAGGGGCTTGCCCAGTATTGGCGGCGGCAGGCCAACGAGTTGGAGTATCAGTCCAGCCGGGCGTCGGATGACGCGGAGCGGGCGACAGCTCTTGCGGACGCCGAGGATTTGCGGCGGCGCGCCGACGGTGTCACCACCGACTGGCCGATCCGCCCTTACGGCGAGCGGGTGCAGCCGTGACCGAACTCAGGCAGCATCACGACACCTACGCCACGCTGCGCATCGTCGTGTACGGCACGCCCGGCCCCCAAGGCTCGAAGACGTTCAAGGGCCGCAGCCGCACTGGCAAAGCGATCATGGTCGAGTCGTCGAAGAAGGTGCAGCCGTGGCGTGAACAGGTGCATGCCGCTGCCCTGACCGCTCTCAATGACCTTCCTGAGCTGCGCGACGTGTTCCCGCTGGACGGGCCGATTGCCGGCCGGTTCGTGTTCACTCTCCGAAAGCCCCTGTCCGCGCCTAAGCGCCGACGTACCTGGCCGATCACCTACCCGGACACGTCGAAGCTTCTCCGGTCGACTGAGGACGCGCTGACAACGGCTGGGGTTTGGGTGGACGACGCCCGTCTGGTCGAGCTCGACCGGCTGGCCAAGGTGTATCCGGGCGAGGATCCGGAGGCACTGGACCGGCCGGGTGCGCTGATCGTGTTGCGGCGGGTCACGGAGGGGCCAGTGGCCTTTGATCGCGACGTGCGCGGCTACCCGAGTCTCACGGCCGGGCCGCACCCGGATACCCGCCGGCGCTCCGGCCAGCTCACCGCCCGGCGGCCCGCCACCCGCCCCGCCCTCGCTGACGACAACCACACCCCTGAGGAGGCCACCCATGCCTAACATCAGCCCCCCGCCGTCGCAGATTCTGCGCGACGCCGCCCGACGCATCCGCGACCTCGCCGCCGAGGCCGCCCCCTCCGGCACCCCGCCCCACGGCTGGTCCGGCGGCATCGGACACGACAACAGCCCGATGCTGTTCAGTGGCCCTACCCAACACGGCTACCACACGGGCATCATCTTCCACTTCCAGGAGGAAGCGCTGTGCGACGCCTGCTCCCGGCCGACGGCAGGGGACGTCGCGCACATGGCGGCGTGGCATCCGGATGTGGCGGTGCAGGTGGCCGCCTTCTTGGAGCAGGCCGCTGACGTTGTCGCCGTGTCACCGTCGCCGTTCACGGCGATCGCGTTGCGGATCGCCGCATTCTTTCCGGTGCAGGAGCCGGCCGCCGTTGTGGTCGTGTCCGCATGAGCCGACGACGCTTCACGGTCGACCGGCGCAGCAACGACCACGGCGACCGGTGGCGCGACCACGCTGTCTGCCGCGACGAGGACCCCGAGCTGTTCTTCCCGATCGGGACGTCCGGTCCGACCCTGCTGCAGGTGGAGCAGGCCAAGGCCGTCTGCCGGCGCTGCCCGGCGATGGACCAGTGCCTGCAGTGGGCCCTCGACAGCGGCACCGACTTCGGCGTCTGGGGCGGCACGACGGAGAACGAGCGCCGCGAGCAGCTGCGGCAGGGCATCCGCCGGGTGACCGCCGCATGACCACCACCGTCAGCGTGGCCCGCCCCGGGGGTGGGGCGGGCCCCACCCGCAAGGGACTGCACATGGACTACCGGACCGTCGAACGGCTGCTCGATGCCATCACCGCCGGCCGTATCTACCGTCGCCCCGACTGGACGTACGGGGACCGCCGCAACGGCAGCCGCACCGTGGACGACCTGCTGTACAAGCTGGATGACCGCGGCTTCGTGGACCTGCGCCGAGACGGCACCGTCGTTGTCAACCAGGCCGGTCAGCAGTGGCGTGACCGGCCGCGTAAGGCCCACACGGCGTGGCAAGGGACCGCCGTATGAAAACCCGCATCGACCGAGACCAGCTTGCTGACGTGGCCGGCTGGGTCGCCCGTAGCCTCCCCCAACGCCCCTCCGCGCCGGTGCTCGCCGGCATCAAACTCACCGCCGACGGTGCCACGCTCACCGCCGAGGGCTTCGACTACGAAGTCTCGACGCATGCCAGCGTGGCCACGCTCGGTGGCGAGCCCGGCACCGTGCTCGTGTCGGCGCGTCTCCTGTCAGAAATCGCCAAGGCGCTACCCAACAAGCCGGTCGACCTGGCCGCCGCCGGCACACACCTGGAACTGGTGTGCGGGTCGGCCCGGTTCACGCTGCCGACGATGCCGGTGGAGGACTATCCGACCCTGCCGGCGATGCCGCAGCCGATCGGCTCCATCGACGCCGCAATGTTCGCGCAGGCAGTCACGCAGACGGCGGTGGCGGCAGGCAGGGAGGAAGCCCTGCCGATGATGACCGGGGTCCGCATCGAATTCGACGGCGACCGGATGGCGCTGCTCGCCACCGACCGGTACCGGCTCGTCGTCCGCGAACTGTCGTGGAAGCCGAACACAAACAATCTGTCAGCGCAGGTACTCATCCCTGCCAAGACGTTGACCGAGGTAGCGAAAGTCCTTGCCGCTGGCACCGACCCGATCACCCTCGCGTTGACGGCCGGAACTCCCGGCGAGGGTGTGATCGGCTTCAAGGCCGGCGGACGGCGTGTGACCTCCCGACTACTGGACGGGGCTAACTATCCGCCCGTCCGGTCCCTCCTCCCGAAGGAGGTGCACGCGTCGGCGCTCGTGCCGGCCGACGAACTCGTCCAGGTCGTGAAGCGAGTCGCGTTGGTGGCGGAACGCGCCACGCCGGTACTGCTCACCTTCACCCCCGGCGACACCGCACTGCTGGTGGAGGCAGGTGGTGCAGGGCAGGCCCGCGCCGCCGAGACAATGCCCATCGGTCACTACAAGGCCGGTGAGAGCATCACCATTGGATTCAACCCGCAATACCTGATCGACGGGCTGTCGCACCTCGGCGCCAGCCACGCCCTCATCGAAATGCTGGGCGCCTACAAGCCTGCCGTCATCTCCCCCGCCGGGGCGGCCAATGACAGCCAGTCAGGCAACGGCGAACCCGACGAACAGGAAACCCACCCCCACCGGTACCTGATCATGCCCATCCGGGTGACCCAATGACCGGCCCCGCCGTGCGCAGAGGCAGCCGACGCCACGCAACCGGCACCAGAAAGTGCGGCCAGCACCCCCGCTACACCCCAGGATGCCGAAACTGCCAGCAACGCAACCGGGCACACGTAGCCGCACGCCACAAGGCTGTCATCCTCGGTACCCACCGTCCCGGCTTCGTGCCCGCCGTCGGCACGGCTCGCCGGCTGCAGGGGCTCACCGCCGAAGGGCACCCCGCACACGAGCTCGCCCAGCACCTCGACGCTTCTGTCAGCACCGTCCAGCAGTGGCGTGCCCACAAGACTCTCACCGTCGCCAGACACACCCATGACGCGGTACGGATCCTCGTCACCCATCTCGACAGTGGGGGCACCTCCACGAATGCCCGCAGCTACGCCTTACAGCAGGGCTGGGTTCCGGTCGCCGCCTGGGACGACATCGATGACCCGGACGCCACACCCGCAGCGGGCAGCCTGGCCGAGGCGACACCGGAGCGGCCCGTGTCGCTGCGATACGTGCGGTGGGTACTCGACGGGCACTGGCCGATCGACCGGCTCACACTCGGCGAGCAGGCACACCTGTACCGGCTGTGGTGCGGGCAAGAGCAGCAGGCGGGTCGCCGGTCAGGGCGGAAACCGTTCGCCCGCGAGTGGGGCGTCACCCAGTGGCATGCCCGGCGGGTCGCTGACCTGGCGGCGGTGACCCGATGATCGGCCTGTTCCGGCGCCGCCGGCGACCCGAGCACGCCACCCTCGCCGCCGAGAACGCCCAGCTCAGGGCCGAACTTCACGTCCTCGAGCAGGCCGTCGTCGACTGCGCGACCACGCATCCGCTGCCCGTCGACGTCGACCAGATCAACACCACCCGCCCGACACTTTCATACCGGTCGAGCCCGCTCGACGGCCTCTCCGGCGTCACCGTCAGCCCTGCGGGGGACGCCCACGTGCTCGTCGATGGTCTGGTCCATACCCCTGCCGCGGCGATTGAGCTGCCCGCCGCGATCGCCCGCGCCGCCCGCGAAGCCGCCGCCGGCCCGGATACCACGCTCCTCACGCCCCACAGAGAGGCACCCTGACATGGCAAACGACACCACCATCACCGTCATCGGCAACCTGACCGACGACCCCGAGCTGCGGTTCACCCCTTCCGGCACAGCGGTCGCCAAGTTCCGGGTGGCCTCGACGCCCCGGTTCTTTGACAAGTCGTCCAGCGAGTGGAAGGACGGCGAGCCGTTGTTCCTCTCGTGCACCGTGTGGCGGCAGGCCGCCGAGCACGTCGCGGAGTCGCTGCAGCGCGGCACCCGCGTGATCGTCTCGGGCCGGCTGCGTCAGCGGTCGTACGAGACCCGCGAGGGTGAGAAGCGCACCGTCATCGAGCTGGAGGTCGACGAGATCGGCCCGTCGCTGCGCTATGCCACGGCGAAGGTGCAGAAGATGTCCCGCTCGGGCGGTGGCGGATTCAGCGGCGGTGGCGGCCGGGGCGGTGGCGACTTCGACGACCCCTGGGTCTCGGGCTCTCCCGCGCCCTCGCGCGGCGGGTCCGGTGGCGGCAACTTCTACGAAGCGCCACCGTTCTGATCCACCTCTGAACTGACCCTGCGTCAACGGGGCGTGGCCTGCCAGATGGTGGCTGCGCCCCGACCCGCCCAACCGCATCCATAGGCGGAGGTAAACGCCCGTGGTTGCGCCGAAAGCCTGCTCGACACCCAGCAAGGTCCGTCACTGGGAGGTGGCCACGTGGGCGTGAGGCTCCTCAACGAAGTTCTCGACCACGCGCCGGCCGCCTGGACGCAGGCCGAGCGGCTGTTCATCGCCGTGCTCGCCGAGAAGGCGCGCGACACCACTCGTCGAGCATGGCCGGGGCAGGCGACGATCATGCGACGCACCGGGTTGAAAGCTGACAGCATCACTCGGCTGTGCCACCGCTTGGCCGCCAAGGGCTGGGAGTTTCGCGAGCAGCAGGGACTGGATCGGAAGGGCAAGCCGGTGTTCGCCCATCGGGGGCACGCCGCGGTGTACGTGATTCCGTCGATGTGCCCCCTGGGCGACCACGATCCGGACCGCTGCTTCCCCTTGAAAGCCCGGACGGTGGTCCGGCCTTTCTCTGAGGTTGAGGCACCTGAGAAGTCACCCTGGGACGGCGATTCTCCCGCCGATGACGCCGATAGCCCGGACGACGGTCCGGCCAATAGCAACGAAAGCCCGGACGACGGTCCGGCCATTCCGGCGGAAACCCCGGACGGTGGTCCGGCCTTTAGCGAGAAAGCCCGGACGGTGGTCCGGGAAAGCCCGGACGGTGGTCCGGCCCTAACCGTCATAGATCCCTCAAACTTCAACCCTCAACCCGGTGCGGCGCGCGTACCCGAGGTTCCGGCACGGCGAACCACCAACCCCCTGCACATCGGCCGACAGAAGCCGCTGATCACCAAAAGCAACGTGAAGATCAGCGACCGGGAACAGATCATCCTCGACTGGCTACGAGAAAACGACTACCCCGACGCCACCCATGCCGACGCCAAAGCCATCGACAAGATGACCCGCAACATGTGGCCCGGCAAGAACATCGGCTACCTGCGCGGTGTCGCCGCCAACAGCGGCTTCGACAACCAGTACCGCAAGGTCCGTGAGGAACGTGCCGAGAAAGTCGCCGACCAGATTCGGCACTTAGAGAACACCCGACCTGCTTGCGCCCACGGCACCCTCGCCGGCAACGAACTCCACCCCACCCACGGCACCATGCTCTGCCCCCAATGCCGTGCCGGCATCCCGGCGAAACCCGACCAGCCCACCACCCCTCCCCCGGTGACAGCAGCCCTCGACGCCTACCGGCGTGCATACGACGGCTACCTCGCCACCTACGACTTGATCAGCATCACCCAGCAGATCACCGCCCTGCACGCCGCAGGTGCCACCGGACAGCAACTCGTTGCCGTCGCCACCACCGCAGCCAAGACCGGCGACGGCATCCTCGCTGCCGCCGCACGGAAGGACTCCTAGTGCACACTGACATCGAACCAACGCAGCAACGCAGCAACCGTGCCCCCTCCTACGACACCGCCGCCGAACAGGTGGTCATCGGGATCCTGCTGTCCGACCCGAACGCCCCCCGCGCGGTGGAACCGCTACTCACCGACGAAGACTTCTACAGCCCGAAGAACGCCGAACTGTTCGACACCATCATGCGGGCGGCATCTGACGGCACCCCCACCGAGCCGATCGCTATCGGGGCAGCACTCGCCGACCGCGGTGATCTCGACCGACTCGGCGGTGCCCTGTACCTCAACGAGTGCGTCGCCACGGTTCCACTGGCCGCGCAACTCGGCTGGTACGCGAACCGCATCACCGAATGCGCGCAGCGGCGGGCGTACGAGCGAACCGGTGTCCAGCTAGTGAACGCCGCCACCTCACCCAGCCGTGACGTGAACGACTTGGCGGCGCTCGCCCACACACTCGTGGAGAAGGCGCAGCCACGTCGCCGCCAGTTGCAGATGACCGACCTGGGTTCGCTCATCAACCCCGGCTTGGACGAGATCGAGGCGCGGGGAAAGCGACCACCGGGTATCAGCACCGGCTACCACGACGTCGACCGGATGTTGGGTGGTCTGCGACCGAAGCAGCTCATCACGGTGGCGGGTGCTACGAGCATGGGAAAGAGCGTCGCCCTGATCGACATGGCCCGCTATATAGCGATCAAACTTCGCCGGAACGTCGCCTACTTCACCTTCGAGATGTCTAACGGCGAGGTGTTCGACCGGATCCTGTCTGCCGAGACGGGGGTGCCGCATCGACTAATCCGTGACGGGATGCTCGAGGAAGAAGAGTGGTCGAAGGTCGCCAGCAAGATCGGCCCGATGTCAAACGCGCCGCTGTTCCTGACCGACAAAGCACCTATGACGGTGGCGAACATCAAGGATCACTGCAAGCGGCAGCAGGACGGGCCCGGCCTCGACGTGGTGTTCGTGGACCACATGCACCTGACGCTGCCCAGCAACCCGAAGATTGTGGACCGCACCGCGATCATGGCCGACGTCAGCCCGGCATTGAAGTTGATGGGACAGGAGCTTGACGTACCGGTGGTGGCCGCCGCGCAACTCAACCGGGGGCCGTCCGCCCGCCCGGACAAACTGCCCGAGTTGACCGACCTCAAGGGTTCGTCATCGATCGAGCAGGACTCAAACGTGGTGATCCTTATCCACCGGCCCGACTACTACGACCAGGACTCACCGCGCCGAGGTGAGGTGGACTTCATCTTCGCCAAGAACCGCAACGGGGAGAAGGGCGTGGTCACGTTGGCCGCCCAATTGCACCTGTCCCGGTTCGTCGACATGGCCGCCCTTTAGTTCCTCGCGGTGACACGAGCGCCCCTATCGCAAGCGCACACCCGACGACGTGTCGGCCCGAATCCGCCGCCCGCGTGAGGAGACCACCGGTGAAACCACCCATCAGCTACTACGGCAGCAAGACCAGCATCGCCGACCAGATCGTGCGGCACCTACCCGAGCACGAGCACTACGTGGAGCCCTTCGCCGGCTCTCTCGCCGTCCTGCTCGCCAAGCCGCCGCCTGAGGAGACCCACCATGACCACGCCCAAGCCATGCGACTGGTGCCGCAAACCCGGCGCCACACACACCGCCAACGACCACCCACTTCCACCCGAGCACTCCGACTACGACCTGTTCTACGACGCCAGCGACCAGGAGTTCGCCGCCATGATCCTCGGCGCACTCAAGACCTCGGAGGACCAGCCGTGACCCAGCACCCCCGCCGCCTGGCCGTTTACGGCGAATGCCGCCACCACATCACCACCTGGGTCGGGGCGGTCGACGCGCTCGCCGCGGAGGCAGCTCGATGATCCGCAGCACTCGTCGCACAGCCGAGCATCGACCGGCCACCCGCCGCCGACGATTCGCCCACGACGACCTGGTTGCAGTTGATCTCTTCTCGGGTTTCGGAGGGCTGACCCGCGGCATCGAGCAGGCCGGATTCACCACGATCATGGCGGCAAACCACAACACCTACAAGGTCAAGGTGCACGAAGCCAACCACCCAGCCGCCGAACACTGGATCGCCGACCTAGTCAACTCAGAGTCCTCCGACTACCACTCGGCCCGTGACCTACCCGCCGCCGACATCCTCGTGGCCGGCGTCAGCTGCACCAACCACTCGATCGCGAACACGCAGAGGGCGTACGAGCAGCGGATGAGCCTGTTCGACCTTGACGACCCGGACTTCGACGCGCGAGTAACACGCAGCGAACGAGACCGCGCGACCGCGAACTGTGTTCTGCACTACGCCGCCCAGCACCACCCGCGCATGATCCTCGTCGAGTGCACGACCGAACTAACCTCCTGGGGCCCCGCCATTCCCGGACGCCCGAAGATCGGCGACGGAACTACGTACCGGTGGTGGCTCAAGCAGTTCGACAACCTGGGCTACCAACACCGAGTGCTGTACCTAAACTCCATGTTCTTCGGGGTTCCCCAGTCACGAGACCGGTACTACTGCGTGTTCTGGGACAAGGGCATGCACTCCCCAGACCTGGAGCACCGCCCAACGTCGTGGTGTGGTCGGTGCTCCGAACTCGTACCCGCGGTGTGGTCCTGGAAGACCGGCGTCCCACCGACCGGGGCAGTGCGCTACGGCAAGCAGTACAACTACCGCTGCCCGCGCTGCCGCACCGAGATCATCCCGCCGATGACCCCTTCGATCAACGCCCTTGATCTCAGCGACCTCGGCCCCCGGATCGGCGATCGCACTACCCCGCTCGCCCCGGCGACGATGGCCCGCGCCGAACGTTGCCGGCAGCGGTTCGCCGAGTTCCCCGCGGTCCTCAAGCGCGTTGAGGCGGCACCCGGCCAGGAAACCACGCTGCTCACCACCAGTGAGATCGGACAGTGCGCCGCGCTCACGGGTCAGGTGTTCGCAGCACATCGGCACAACGGTGACGGCCAGAACATCAGCCGGCCGATGGACACCGTCACGTCGACCCACGAGAAGGCGGTACTGCTCGCCGCAGTCAACAACTACCAAGGCGGTCCGCGCGGAATCGGTGAACCACTACCGACGCAGGGCGGCTCAGAAACCATGGGCCTGCTCACCGCATCAGGCGGCGTCGGCCTCCCCTCCCCCAGCGTCGCGCCGCTCCGCCGGAACACTGTGCCAACCCTGCGCGCCGAGCTGGCGTCGGCGGTGACCTCCGACCAGACCCCCGGCATGCTCACCGCAGCCGGATTCATCAAGAACAACGGCACAATCGGCGAGTCCAAATACCGAGCACACCCCGTCAGTCACCCGCTTGGCGCAGTCGTCGCGTCCAGCGCCAACCAAGGACTCCTATTTTCCGGTTGGCACGCGCCGACCGACACCGAGCCGGCCCCTGAATGGTGGATCGAAGCACTCGCTGGCCTGACGCTTGAGAACTGCCACTTCCGGATGCTCGGCAAGCACGAAGTCGGCCGCGGATGCGGATTCGACGTCGACTTCGCCGACCACCAGGGCAGCTTCGTCGTATGGGGCTCCGCGCGGGACCAGGTGGACGGGTTCGGTAACGCCGTATCACCACAGGTCGGTGAGTGGATTGGGTCGCGACTGCGGGCTGCGCTACACGGGCAGGGGCCTCAGCTGTGACTCGACCACACCGCCGGTGGTGCCCACCCCACCGTCGCGTCGAGCTAAACGAGATCAGTCGAGGCCCGTCCTACCCGGCTTCCCACCCGCCACCCATGCCCTACTCAGGCCCACAACGGCAGGCGACATCATGAGCAACCCCATGCGCAAACAGCAGCCCACGCGGTCCGACGACCCCGCCAAGGACCCCAGCAAACACGCCTACTACGGCGGTCGCCGTAAGGACGGCAGTCCCTGCGGCGGTCGGGTTGTGGAGGGCACCAGGACCTGCCGAATGCATGCCGGCAAGCCGCTTGCGCAGGTGAAGGCCGAGGGTCAGATGCGGGTGGAGGTGCGGCGGTGGATGCTCGACGACCACGATGGCACCAGCGTGGATCCCCGATCAATGTTGCTGAACCTGATCGCGTTTTGGCGGTGGAAGACGAACCACTACGGGCGGCTGATCGGGGAGGCGTACGAGGCGGCGGAGCGGCTGCGGGAGGCGCATGCCGCCAGCGCCCTGATCGTCACCCCGGGCCCTGGGGAGAATGACGACGGCGAGCACCCCGCTGTGCAGTCGGCTCGCGCCGACCTAGAACGGATCTTCACCACCGGTGGGGTCGCGGCGCTGGTCGGCAACCGGTACGACGCGGATCGCGCCGGCCGGGTGTACGCAGTCGATGAGGGCGTGCGGGCGCTCGTGAGGCTGGAGGGCGAGGCGTCGGATCGGGTGGCGCGGTACTGCGCGCTGGCGATCCAGGCCAAGGTCGCCGAGGCCCGCATCGAACTGGCGCAGCAGGTCGGGGCGATGATCGCGACGGTGATTGTGGGCGTGCTCGGGGATCTGGGTGTGTCGGCCGACGAGCGGGTTATGGGCCTGGTTGCTTCGCACATGGATCTGGTGGCGGGAGGTTCCTCGCCCGTGGTCGAGGGGCGCACCGGGAAGCTGACGCCGAAACCGGCCGCCGGATAGCGAAAGCGGCCCGGTATCCCCCCTCCCCAAGGTACCGGACCGCCAACACCGCACCGTCGCCTCACCAAGCACCGGGCGACTACCACAAGCGTACCGTCACCAGCGCGAACGGAGATTACCGACATGGCCATCTGCCCCGTCGACTGCACATGCCACAGCTCCCCGTACACGCCCTGCACCGCCCCCGGCGGCTGCGGCTCGGCCGGCTGCACACTCGCCGGCTGCGCTGCCTGCCGGAGGCGCCCCCGCGACACCGGCCAGGTGTGCGAGTCGTGCCGCCTCTGGCTATCCAGCGCCTTACGCGCCATTCCGGAGCTCGCCAGCCGCGCCCGCGACGAGCTGATCCCCGCCGACGACAGCAGCAGCCGCGCCGTGTTGGTGTGCCGCACCTGCGGCGTTACCGCCCCGGCCGGTGCCGTCCCCCACCATCCCGGCCGGCCCGAGTACGACCGTTCACCCACGCGCGGGCACGCGGGCTGGGTGCCCCGCCGTGTCATCGGCCACGCTGGCGGTCCGGTGCGCTCCGTGGCCTCCGACACCATCGTCACCGGCGGTGACGGTGAGGCGTCCGTCCCTATCGACCTGCACCTGCACGACCTGCTTGCCCCAGTGGTCCGTGACGGCGGCCGGCCCATCGACACCACTGGCGACAACTGGGTGCAGGCCCTGGACACCCAGCCCCGCACCGTGTGGGTCAACAACGGCTCCAAGGGCAGGCGCAGGGCCACCGTGCTTGACCGGCGGCCACGGCGTGACGCCGCCGGCCACAGGGTGATGACTCCTGCCGGCGACCAGATCGGTGAAGTGCCCATCGCCCAGATCCTCGACCAGGAGGTACGCGCGTGGATTGATGCCGGCGCTCCCGGCGGCTCGTTCCGGCCGGCCCCGAGTATCGACGGCCTCGTTGACTGGCTGATCACACGCCTTGACTGGGCGTGCGACTGGTACGCGGGGATCGACGTTTTCGCCGATGCCGTGCGGCAGATCCGCGGGCGGATGATGGCCGCGCTCGGGGACCTCGACCCGGAGCCGGAACGCTGCGAGGGTGTCGCGTGCAGCCGGTGTGACTTGCGGATGTTGTTCCGTCGACAGGACGGTTCGGGGGATGTGGAGTGCCAGAATCCGGACTGCCTGAGGGTGTTCACCGCCGTCGAGTACCGGGACCTGGTGGCGGCTCGGGCCGCCGATGAACGGGGCCGGCGGGATCCGCAGGAGGTGGCGGCGTTGATGCGGCGGCCACGCTGAGCGGCTGCCAGCCGCAGGTGATCCCCGCAAACTGGCGGAATCGTTGATCAGCATTTACGGTGGGTGTTGGCAGATTCTGCCCACTGAACGTTACGAAGCCCCGCACCGAACTGGTTGCGGGGCTTCGACGTACCCGCCGACGGGGGTGAGCTACCGTGTGGCCCTCAGCCGATCCGGACACACCCCTGACCGCGAAGGAGCTCGCGCTCGCCCTGGGAGTGTCTCCGCAGCTGGTGAACCGGTGGCACACCGACGGCTACCTGAACCGCGACGGCGAGCACGTGTGCTTGCCGATGGCGGATCGCAACCGGCGGGGACACCGACGTTTCCGCTACCTGGACGGGGCGAGGGCTGAGGCGGCGACGCGTCGGTCGGCGAAGTCGTTCCGCAAACCCCCGGCCGGCCCCGCAGTAGTGGACTGCAGGGCCGCGGGCTGACCGGTTGCTACTTCACCTCGGCCCTGTGCCATTTGTCGGGGTGGAACACCGCGACCGTGTCGATCGGGCCACCGGCCCCGAGTACGAACAGGTGACCGTCACGAACGTCCAGCATCCGCCCATCCGGATACGTGAAACTCTGCAAGTGCCCGGAATGCGGGCCCGTCACAACGACATGCTTTTCCTCATCGGACATGACGGGAAGGGTAGACGGGTGGTCTGACAATCCGAAGCTGGCAACAACCGGGGAGGTAGGCGCATGGCCCTCCTCGACATTCAACTGGCATGGGCGGAGGCGACCGATCGGTTCAAACCGAAGCCGCCTTCTCCTTATCTAACCGACCCGGTCGGCTGGTGCCAGAACCGGCTCGGCGAATTCCTGTGGTCCAAGCAGCGGGAAATCGCCGAAAGCGTGCGCGACAACCGGCGTACCGCCGTTAAGTCGTGCCACAACGCTGGCAAGTCGTGGATCGCCTCGCGGGTCGCCGCCTGGTGGCTCGACACCCACCCCCCAGGTGAGGCAATCGTCGTGTCGACGGCACCCACCTACAAGCAGGTCCACGCGATCCTGTGGGAGGAAATCCGCGCTGCGGCGAGGAAGGCCACCAGCCGGGGAGACCCACTTCCGGGCCGGGTACTGCAGTCGGACGAATGGAAACTTGACGACGGCACGCTCATCGGGTTCGGACGTAAACCGGCCGACACCGATGAGCACGGATTTCAGGGTATCCACCGCCGATGGGTGCTGGTCATTCTCGATGAGGCGTGCGGTGTTCCCACGCAGCTCTACACCGCGGTGGAGGCGATCACCACCAACGCCGACTGCCGAATCTTGGCGATCGGTAACCCGGATGACCCGGGGTCGGAGTTCCACGAGGTGTGCAAGGCCGGCTCGGGATGGCACGTCATTCGTATTTCCGGGTTGGAAACACCAAACATGACCGCCGAGCGGGTCGCCGGGCAGATGGGCCTAACCGACCTGTTCGACACCCTCGATGTGAGCCCGTGTAACGAGTCTGTGCCAGAGGGCCTGCGTCCGTTGATGCTCGACCCCGAGTGGGTCGCCGACAAGGTGCGCCGCTGGGGTGTCACATCTCCCCGCTTCATGTCCAAGGTGCTCGGCGAGTTCCCGGAGATCGGCGACGACGTTCTTATCCCGCCAGCGTGGATCACCGCCGCGCAGGAACGCGTGTCGGCGCCGGGCCCGTGGGCGATCCTCGGCGTCGACGTCGCCCGCTACGGCTCTGATCGCACAGTCCTGTGTCTGCGGCAGGGTCCCATCGCCCGGATCGTCGGCGACCATTCCATGCAGGCCACCACCGACACCACCGGGAAAGTCGTCCGCGCCAAACACGACCACGACGTCAACGAGATCCGCGTAGACGGGGTTGGGGTCGGCGGCGGCGTCGTCGACCAACTCCTCGAACTCGGCCACGACGTCATCGACATGCAGGCCGGCGGCGGTGCCGTCGACTCCGAGCACTACCTCAACGCGCGGGCGGAGTGGTATTGGGGTCTGCGGGAGCGATTCGAAGCCGGCGACATGGACATCGACCCGGACGACGATGATCTGGCCGCTCAACTCGGTGCGATCAAGTACAAGATCACGTCCCGGGGGCAGATCCAGATCGAGTCAAAAGATGAGATGCGCAAGCGTGGCCTCCCGTCTCCCGACAAAGCTGACGCGCTGATGCTGACCGGCGTGGCCACCCCTCTGCCAGAACAGATTGTCGAAGACGACGAGGACGGCGAGTTCGGTATCTCACCGGTATAGGGGGTCATTGTATGCGGATCCCGTTCACCGAAACTCGGCAGCTGCGCGCCGAGGTGCAGGAGCTTTCCACCGAACTCGCCCAGCAGGCCAACAGCAACCAGTTGCTCGCCGAGTCGGTCGCCGACCTTGAGCGGGCACTGAACGAGCCCGGATGGAGTCAGGCCCTCGCAACCGCCGACCGGGAGTTCACCGCCGAGGGACTCGTGCGGCTGCGGGCGATCTGCCGCCTGTACGCCATCAAGTCCCCGCTGATCCGCCGTGGCCTGAACCTGCGGTCGGCGTATGTGTGGGGCCAGGGCGTGGAGATCACCGTGCGGGCCAACGGCCACCGCCACCCCGGCGAGCAGAACGTGCAGGAGGTCGTCAACGGCTTCCTCACCGACCCCACCAACGTTCGGGCGGTCACCGGCGCCGAGGCCCGAGACCAACTGGAGCATGCCCTCGGCACCGACGGCGAGTTGTTCTTCGCCCTGTTCACCCGCCCTCTCGACGGCCGGGTGCAGGTACGCACCATCGCCGCGGACGAGGTCGTGCGTGTCATCTGCAACCCGGAGGATCGCTCCGAACCGTGGTACTACCAGCGGCGCTGGATCCGCGAGGTCTTCGACCCGGCGACCGGGCATAGCACCCGCACCACCGTCGAGGGCTACTACCCGGCGATCGACTACCGGCCAGCCACCCGGCCCCGCCGTATCGGCTCCCACCCGGTGCACTGGGACGCACCGGTGCTGCACGTGACGGTGAACCGGCCGCACGGCTGGCAGCGGGGCATCCCGGACGCGTACGCGGCAATCGACTGGGCGAAAGCGTACAAAGAGTTCCTCGAGGACTGGGCGAGACTCATGCGGAGTCTCAGCCGGTACGCGTGGAAGACCACCACCCCCGGCCGGAAGTCAGCCGCGGTCAAAGCGCGCGTGGCGCAGGCACCCGGCCGGGATCCATCAACCGGGGAACCGCAGCACGCCGGCGCCACGGTCATGCTGTCGCCGGACATGGGACTGGAGGCAGTCTCGAAGTCCGGTGCGACGATCGACGCGGATTCGGGCCGGCCACTGGCCACGATGGTCGCCTCCGCGCTGGACGTGCCCGTGACGATGCTGCTCGCCGACCCTGGGCAGACCGGAGCCCGCGCCACAGCCGAAACGCTGGACCAGCCAACCGAGCTGGCGATGGGACAGCGCCGTGACCTGTGGGCATCCTGGTACCAGCGGATCCTGCGCTACGTCATCACCGAGGCGGTCCGCGCGGTCAACGGGCCGCTACGCGGGACCATCCGTCGGGACGCGTGGACGGGCAGCGAACAGGTGACCCTGGCCGCAGACACCGACCTGACGATCGACATCGTGTGGCGGGACCTCGATGACACGGACGTCGCCACGACAGTGCGGGCGATCAAGACCGCGTCGGACACGGGCACGGTGCCGCCTGAGGTGGTGCTGCGGCTGTTGCTGACCGCGCTCGGAGTGCGGCAGGTCGACGACATCGTGGGGCAGCTACTTGACGGTGATGGCGAGTTCATGTGGCCGAACGGTCCGCCGCTGGGTGGCGGGCAGTCAGCGGCGGACCGGCAACGCGCCGGCCAGGACCCGGCCGGCACCGGGCCGGGACGCATGACGCCCGACGGTGACGCCGATCAGTGACAGGCAACCGCCGGCAGCGGACCGCCGGCAGACGTCGAAAGGGCGGGCCGTGGCGATCAACCAGCGCACCCTGCGCCTGCTGCGCCAGCTCGCCACGACCGTCGGCGAGCACACCGACGACACCACCCGCCACCTCGCCGCCGCCTGGGCCCGCGCCTGGGACGAACTCGCCCCCGCCTGGCAGCAGGCGATCACCGACATCGTCACCCGCGCAGCCGACGGGCAGTGGCCGGCGCCATGGCAGCTCGCCCGCGTCGACCGCCTCGCGACCGCGGTCACCGCCACCTCGACCACACTCGACGGACTCGCCACACAGGCCGGCCTCACGACCGCCGCCGGCGTGGGAGCCGTCGTGGCGGCCACCGCCGCCGCCGAACCCGCCCTGATCGCCTCCCAGCTACCCGGCAGGCTCGCCGCAGCGGCAGCCGCCGAGTACGCGACGACACTCAACCCCACGGCCCTCGACATCATCGTGCGGCGGGCCGGGGAGCAGATCACCGCCCGCACCCGGCCATTGTCCGACGCGGCGATGGACGCGGTACGCCGCTCACTGATCCGCGGTATCGCTGTCGGCGACAACCCCCACACCACGGCGCGGAACATGCTGCGGCGGGTGGAGGGCGACATCAACGGCGGGTTGACCCGCACCATCGTGATCGCCCGCACCGAAATGCTGGACGCGTACCGCACCACCAGCCGCTACGTGCACGCGGCGAACGCGGACGTGCTCGCCGGCTGGACGTGGTGGTCCTCGCGGGACTCACGGACCTGCCCCGCGTGCTGGGTCATGCACGGCACGGTGCACCCGGTCGGGCAGGAAGGTCCGCAGGATCACCAGCAGGGCCGCTGCGCCAGGCTGCCCAAGCTCAAGACGTGGACGCAACTGGGCATCCCCGAACCCGAACCGGCGGATCTACCCGTGGATGCACGCGCCCAGTTCGACGCGCTACCGCCACAGCGGCAGCTGGCGATCCTCGGCCGGGCCCGGCTCGACCTGCTGCGCTCCGGCCGCATCGAGTGGACCGATCTGGTCACCCGCCGCGACACCCCCGGATGGCGGCCGTCCTACATACCCACCACGCTCCGCGACCTGCAGCGCCTCGCCGACCGACGCGCCGCCTGACCTCGAAAGGGGCACGATCATGCGCAGACGCCGACGGCAGCCACCTGCCCCGGTGGGCATCGGCCGCGCACTCATCCGCTACACCCCCCGCACCCGCCAGATCCTCACCGAGATCGCAGAGTCGGCGGCGTCGGCGACCCTCGAGCGGCAGGCGCAGCGCATCAGCGCCACGGAGTCACCGACCATCCTGGAGGCGCCACGCCGGCGTGATGGTCGACTCCCGATCCGGCTGATCCGGGCGGGCTGGTCACTCAACGGCAACTACTACCCCGCCGACGTGCTACGCCGTGACGGTCCCACCGCCTGGCCGAAGGGCACCCTGTGCTACATCGACCACGCCACCGACGACGAGGACGTCGCCCGGCCGGCGGGCAGCATCAAGAACCTTGCCGCCGTGCTCACCGAGGACGCCCGTTGGAGCGACACCGAGCGTGGGCTTGTCGCCGAGGTGCGGCTGTTCTCCCTGTGGCGCGAAGCCATCGAAGACATGCGCGGCGTGATCGGCATGTCCATTCGGGCGTGGGTGCACGGCGACCAGGGTGAGGCCGAGGGCCGGCACGGGTTCATCGTCTCCGGCATTCCCGAAGGCCGATCCGTCGATTTCGTTACCACGCCCGCCGCTGGCGGCGGCATCCTGTCATCGGCCCTGGAGTCGGTACGCGCTCGAGCCGACGAGGCACGTAGCGTCGGCGGCTGGCTGGAATCCCGGCTGCACCTGTGTCTCACCCAGCTCGCCGACGACTTGTACGGCCAGGGACTACTCACCCGGGCGGAACGGCTCACGCTGTCGTCGGCTATCGGCGACGGTCTGGCCGCCTACACCGCGCGTATCGAGGCCGACCAGCCGCAGCTGTATCAGCGCGACCTCGGCGACGGCCCGGCCACCGCCGAGCCAACTACCGGCAGTACGACCCCGGCCGTCTCGGCGGCCAGCGACCACGTGACGGGCGGCGCCCCGCCGGCCGCACCCAACCCACCGATGGAAGGAGAATCCGGCATGTCGGGTACCCAGACCGGCGAAGGTGCGCCGGGCGAGGCGGGGACGGCCACGCAGGAGGCCCACACCCGCACCACCGAGGCCCCCGCCGAAGCGCGGCTGGCCATCATCGAGGCTGAGCGTGACCGTGAACGCACCCGCGCCCAAAGCCTCGGGGAAGCGCTCACCGAGGCGCAGACTGAGGCCCGCCGCGCGAGCGCCGAAGCGCAGGAGGCGATCGCCGAGATGCGGCGCCTGCGGGCGAACGAAACCGCACGCAGCACCATCGCTCGCATGCTGGCCGCCGACGAGTCGGGGGTGCCGGCGGACATGCAGCCGCTGATCGGTCCGCGGGTGCACAGCCAGATCCTCGACCACGTGCCGCTGTCCGACGACGGCACCGTCGACACGGTGGCACTCGAGGCCGCCGTGACCGCAGCGATCCGCGCCGAGAGGGTCCACGCCGCCAGTCTGTTAGAGGCCCAGGGCGTCGGCCGGGTCGCCGGTCTCGGCGCCGCCGGCGACCCGACGATGCAGATGTCGCGAGAGCAGCTCGAGTCCAGCCTGTCCGAGGTGTTCCGGGACATCGGTATGTCCGACAACGTGGCCGCGCTCGCGGCGAAGGGACGGTGACGTCGTGGCGTCAAACCAGGTGTACAGCGACGGCGACCAGTTCCCTGTTGTCTGCTCCCAGCCGGCAATCCCCACCTCGGGGGATCCGGTGCTGGTCGGTCAACTGCCCGGTGTGGCACTGACCGACGAGCACGCCGACGGCACCACCACCTGCACGTTCGCCGGCGTCTACAACCTGTCGGTACAGGGCATCGACGGGGTCGGCAACAGCGCGGTCGCCGTCGGCGACATCGTCTACTACACGGCGGCGGACACGCCGAAGCTCGGCAAGAAGACCGCCGGTGTGCAGTTCGGCTACGCGCTCGCCGCGGTCGGGTCCGGCGCGACCGCCACCATCCCCGTCAAGATCGGCCACTGAGGAGAGATACGCCGATGACCGTCAATGTTCTCGACGTTCTGCCCGAGGTTGCCACCATGCGGGCGCAGGACGCATCAGTCGAATCGATCTACGGTGGTGAGGGACGCAGCCTGTCGGCAGCGGCCCGCAGGCGCCGGCAGCAGGAAAACGCCGCCTACCAGCGGCACCTCGTGGAGGCCGCGCAGTTGTACGCGCAGGTCATCAACGGCAACCGACGCGCCGCGCTCGATTTCCAGGAAGCGATGACCACCAGCGACTTCCAGTTGCTGTTCGGTGACGTGTTGGATCGGCAGATCCTGGCGAACTACCAGTCGATGCCAGTGCAATGGGACTCTGTTGCCCGCAGGGGCCGGGTCCGCGACTTCCGCACCGTGAAGCGCTACACGCTAGACGGCGGAGAGGCAATCCTCGACGAGGTCAAACAGCAGGGAGAGTACAAGGCCGCGAAACTCACCGACGGCAAATACGAATACGCCGTCACCAAGCGTGGCCGGCGGATCCCACTGGCCTGGGAGACGCTGATCAACGACGACCTCGACGCGTTCGCCGACATTCCCCGCCGACTCGGCAACGCCGCCCGCCGCTCGGAGGAGCGATTCTGCACGACGCTGTACGCCACGGCGACGGGGCCAGCCTCCGCGTTCTTCAACGCCGGCAACCGGAACCTGATCGCCCAGGCGACGTACGCGAACCTGCCGGACAACCCGGATCTGGCCGTGGACGGCCTGCAGTACGCGTTCGAGGTGCTCGGTCGGCAGGTCGACACCGACGGCGCACCGATCTACGTCGAGGGTGCCGTGCTGGTGGTGCCGCCCGCGCTCGAGGTGCCCGCCCGCAACATCCTCAACGCCACCGAGATCGTCACCGCCGCCGGGTCGTCCGGTGTCGAGTCTGACGCGGGTCGCACCGACCAGCTGCGGGTGGCGAACTGGATGGCCAACCGGACCCGGCTGGTCGTTAACCCGTGGCTGCCGATCGTCGACACCACCACGGGGAACACCGCCTGGTATTTGTTCGCAGACCCGGGCGTCGGCCGGCCGGCCATGGAGATGGGGTTTCTGATCGGTCACGAGTCGCCGGAACTGTTCCAAAAGACCCCGAACGCGGTTCGGGTCGGCGGGGGCCCGATCGACCCCACCGACGGGGACTTCGAAACCGACTCGGTCGAGTGGAAGCTGCGTCATGTGTGGGGCGGCACGCTGATGGACCCGAAGTCAGCGGTCGCGTCGAAGGGCACGAACTCGGCATGAGGCCGGTTCGGCGGAGAAACCCGGTCGCGCTGCTGTGCGAGATCGCGGATCTTCTCATCGAGCAGAACCGGCTGCTGGGTGACATCCGTGAGCGGCTACCTGAGCCTCCCGGCGCCAGGCAGCCGTACCCGGTGGGGATACACGAGCCGGCCCCCACCGTTCAGCCCGAGCCGCCACCAGCACCCAAGCCGGTGTCGGAGCCAGCCACGAAAGCCTCCCCCGCGGCGAAGGCCACCCCACGGAAAACCGGGGCGCGGCGCCGCACCTGATCGTCCGGCCGCCCGTCACCTCCCCAGCACGGGCGGCCGGACCCACACCGACGGGAGGTGGAACAGATGGCGATCACCACCGACCCCGCCACCGACATCGGCCGGGTGCGGCTGCTGATCACCGACCTGACCGAGCCGGCCCTACTCACCGACGAGCAGATCACCGCGCTCCTTTCGATGGAGGGCGACCACGTCAAACTCGCCGCCGCGGCGGCGCTAGACGTGGTCGCACGATCCGAAACACTGATCTCCAAGAAGATCCGAACCCAAGATCTGACCACCGACGGGCCGGCGGTCGCCCAGGAACTGCGGGCGTCCGCGGCAGCTTTGAGGGCGCAGGCTGACATCGACGACACCGGGTTCGACGTCATCGACTTCGACCCGTACGCCGCCTACCGGCAGGAGGCGTGATCGGTGCCCGGTCTGCCCGCCACCACGGTCATCCACCCCGACGTCCAGCAGCACCACCGGCCGGTCGCGGCAGGGCAGATGACCGGCACCTGCCGCATCGAGCGGCTGCCGGCCGGCCCTGCGGTGTGGGATGACGCCGCAGGCACGCACGTGCCGCCCTCGCCGACGCTGCTGTATGACGGGCCGTGCCGCTACCAGCACCTGTCCCCGGCCGGGCAGCCGATCGTCGCCGACACCGAAACGCCCCTGGCCGACGTTCGAATCACCGTCCCGGTGCCCGACACCGTCGAGTACACCGTCAACGACCTGGTCACCCTCACCGGCGCCGCCGACAACCCGGACCTGGCCGGACGGACACTGCGGGTGACCGCGGTGTCCGCGGCCACCATCTCCGTGCAGCGGGATCTGACCTGCCAGCTACGGCAACCCACCACCAGGTAAGGGGGCGGACGTGAATGACCTGGAACGGTTGGCCGCGGACATGGACCAAGCCGCCGACCGGCTGCACGACCGCGCCGAGAACCTGGTGCGGGCAAGCACGCTGCGCACCGAGGCCCTCGGCAAAGCGGGCGCACCGGTGCTCACCGGCCTGCTGCGGTCGTCGATCACGTCGCAGGTCGACAGCGGGCCGACCCGCATCACCGGCGAGACGGGGCCGGACACCACCTACGACGTGTACGTCCACAACGGCACATCACGGCAGCCCCCGAACCCGTTCATGGACGCCGCTGCCGACGTCGTGCAGCCGCAGTTCTACACGGCGGCCGAACGGATCGGCGGGCAGGTCCTCGATGGCTGACACCGACGTCGGCTGGCTGCACGCGCAGGGCCTCGCCGCGCTGCTGGCGCCGCTGCCCTACGTGGTGTACGTCGGGGAGGTCACCGACGTCGATGCCGGCCTTGCGTTTCCGTACCTGGTGCTGTGGCCGCCGCCGGCGACACGGCCGACGGTCACCCTCGCCGGGTACGGCGGCGAGGCGACCACCGTCACCCAGCTCACCGCGGCCGGCACCAGCCCCCGCGAGACGATCACCGCACTGGATCGGGCCTCAGCGCGGCTGCACCGCGTGCGCCCAGCGATCCCGGGCCGCCGCTGCTCGCCCATCACCCACACCGAGGGCGCCGCCGGGCCGCCGCAGCCGCGGCTCGACCCGCAGGCCCGCACCCCCGACGGACGGCCCATCTTCATCACGTTCGCCCAGTTCACCCTGCACTCGTCCAGGAGCCCCGATGGCTGACATTCCTGTCCGCAGACCCACATTCGACGGCGTCAACCTGGCCCTCGGCGCCGCCGCCGCCGGCGACACGGCCGAGTGCGGGCCCGGCTTCGCGTTACTGGTCAACAACGGCAGCGGGGCGTCTGTCGACGTCACGATCGCGGTGCCCGGCAACACCTCATACGGGGTCGCGACCCCCGACAAGCCGATCAGCGTGCCCGCTGGGGAGCTGTGGGAGATCTCGCTGCTGGAGGTGTACCGGGATCCGTCCACCCGACGGGCGGCCATCTCCTGGTCGGCGACGACGTCGGTGACCCGCATCGTGGTGCGACGGTAGGAGGGCGCATGCCGACGTGGACAAGGGTGCGAGACACCCACACCGGACATACCTTCGATATTGACGCACGTACGCTGCCGCACCGCCCCGGCGTGGAGCCGGTCAACGACCCGAAGCGGTGGCCGGACATCGAAGGCCCACGCGCGCAGCCGAGGCCCCCGAAACCTCACGTTGACAAGGGCACACCGCGAGGCGACGCCGGCCGGCGGCGCACCACTACCACCAGCACCCCGGCGTCAACGCCGACCACCACGAGCAGGGAGCAGCAGTCATGACTCAGCCGGCCAGCGTCCCCGCCGACGGCAACCAGGCCGTCTGGTGGGTGCCCGTCCTCGCGGTCACGCAGAGCCCGACCGTCGCCGAACTCACCGCCCCATCGGTGATCGACGCCTCCTGCTTCCTGACCGCCGAGGGGTGGCAGCCGACCACCAGCGAACAGGTGGTAACCGACCAGAGGCTGTGCTCGACGGAAGACTACGAGCAGCCCGGACGTCTGCAACACAGCCTGCAGGTGACCTATGTGCACAACCCGGCATCGCCTGCGGACAACGCACTCTATTTGGCGCTGACCAGGCTGACGTCCGGCTACTGGGTGTCTCGCGTGGGAGTGCCGTACGACCAGGCGATCGCAGCCGGTGACCTCGTTGATGTGTACTCGGTGACGATGGGCTGGCGGCAGAAGACCCCGGGCCCCGCGAACACCGTACTGACCGTGACCCAGAAGCCGTTCGTCACCGGCCCGGTCGTACAAGACGCTGTGGTCGTCTGACCCGGTTTGTGTCGTGGCGGTGTGGGCTGCCAGCCCGGCCCACACCGCCGCTTCGTGTCTCGGGCTGGCATCAGAAAGGGCTGGAACACATGAGCGACACCTCCGCGGGCGAACCCGCCGTACCCGCCACCTCCACCAGGGACCGAGTCCGCAACGCCCGCCTGCCAGAGCGCACCGTCGACGTGTGCCTGCGAGGTGACCTGCAGGCCGAGTGGGAGGACCTGCACCGGCAGCTCGCCGACGTTGAAGCCGCCGCAGCCAAGGACAAACGGCTCAACGGCGACAAGCATGCCCGCGGTATCGCGCAGCGCATCCTCGCCGTGCAGGACCGCATGCGTGAGGGAACGATAGTGTTCCGTATGCGTGGCCTGCCCGGTAAACAGTGGGATGCCCTACTCAAGGCACATCCTCCACGGCCAGACAACGACAGCGACGCGCAGCTGGGCTACAACACCGACGAGTTCATCGCCGCCCTCATCAAGACGTGCACGTACCTGCCCGACGACCTCGACGAGGACACCTGGCGGGAGCTGCTCGGTGACAACGACACCGAGCGGGCCCGCCGACAGCGAGCCAACCTGCCGGTAGAGGACGGCAAGCTGACCGAGTGGCAGCAACGGGAGCTGCAGGACGGCGCGCTGGCCGTGAACGTGCGGAAGGTCAACGTCCCAAACTCGTTCGCCGCCTCACGGCTGACCCGGTCCTCCTAGCTGAGGTCCGGGCCGCGAGGCGGCACCACATCACACTGCGGGAGTTCCGCGGATGGGTACCCGAACGGGTCACCGAGCACGAATACGACGCCGACGGTCGGATGGTGCGGTCGACGTCGTGGGCGGAGTCGGCGTGGGACGAGCAGCAGCGCGGATGGATGCTCGCCCTCGACGCGTACGAGGCGGACCTGTGCCCGCATTGCGGCGGCCCGTCGAGTGTGTGTCAGTCGGCGGACGCCGACCGCAACAACCCGCGTGCCACCTGGATCTACTGGCCGATCAGCCCCGCCGAGTGCGCGATCAGCACGGCGATGCGGGTCGGTAAACCGCATCTGGACAAGCTCGACCCGGACGGGCGGCGGGCGCTGATCCCCCGCGCTGAGCGGGTCCGCCGGGGCGCTGCCAAACCCAGCAACGCCATCGTATGACAGCCCGGGGGTGAGCGATGGCCCGGCGAATTGCGGTGCAGTTCATCGCCGAGTTGACGCGATTCAGTCAGCAGATGCGCGGCGGCGCCGACGAGGTCCGCAAGGTCCGGCAGGAAGCGGTGGCCGCCCAGCGGGAGGTGACCGGGCTCGGCGCCGCCGGTGACACGGCGGGCCGACAACTCGGCGACGGGCTGGTGCGTGGCCTCGACGGCAGGATCCGCGACGCCCGCGGCCGGTTCGTAGGGGCCGGTACGCGGGCGGGCCGCGACTTCGGGGACGGTTTCGAGCGTGGCGCCCGCTCCGGTATCGGCCGGGTTGCGGGCATGCTCGCCGGCGCGGCGCTGCAAGCCAGCGGTTCGGCTGGCCGGGGACAATTAGTCGGCCTGGCGGCGATCCCCGCGACGGCCGCAGCTGCGGCAGCGTCGTTGCAGGTGCTGCCGCCGCTGCTCGCTGCTGTCGGCGGTGGTCTGGGCGCGATCCCCGGATTGGCGGCGGGTGCGGCCGGGTCGATCGGCACCGTCAAACTGGCCACCGCCGGACTCGGCGACGCCATCGAGGAGGTGTTCGCCGACGACCGCGACCCCTACCTGCGGCTATCACGCAACGGGCAGCAGTTCGTGTCCGCGCTGGGCGCGCAGAAGCAGGCACTGCTGGGTTTGCGGTCGGTGGCGCAGGACCGCGTCTTTAGGGGCCTTGACGCCGAGGTCACCGAGTTGGCGGCGGTGGCGCTACCGTTCGCCCGCACCCAGGTTGAGCGTTTTGGTGACACATGGAACACCACATTCCGGCAGGCGGCAGCGCTCGGCCGGGACCAGCAGTTTCTGGCCGGGTTGAACAGCGCGTTTGCCTCCGCCGACGGGTTCTTCGACAAGGTGAACGCGCGCATTCCGGCGACCGGTCGGGCGCTGGGTGGCCTGTTTACCGGCAGCATCCCGTTCGTCGACCAGTTCGGCGACAGCCTGCTGGAGTACGTGGACGACTTCAACGCGTGGATCGAGCGCACCAGCAGGTCCGGCCAGTTGCACATGTTCTTCCGGGATGCCGGGCAGCAGGCCGACGCGCTACTTGATCTGACCCGCGAAATCTTTGTCCTTGTCGGCCGGATCGGCAGTATGGGGCAAGGCTCCACTCTGCTGCGGGACATGGCCGACGCCGTGGAACGGTTCAACGCCGAGGCACACAACATGCGGTCGGTGGAAGGGATCATCCGCACCGGCAACGAGGCCATCGCCGGCGTTGTCGATGTGCTGGTGGTGCTCGGCGAAACCCTCGGGAGCACGCTCGCCGATCCGGGCACCGCCGCGGCCGTCGCCTTGTTCTTCGACGTGCTCAAAGTGGGGGCGCAGATCGTCGGCGGGTTGGCGCAGGTGTTCGGGCTGCTGCCCGACCAGATTCAGGCCGCAGTGCTGGCCGGCGCGGCGCTGGCCATCGTCGCCGGGAAACTGAGCAAAGCCTTCGGTAAGGCGCACCTTGCCGTCGGTGGATTCACCGACCGGCTGCGGCAGACCGGCCCGTCGGGTGTGCAGGCCGCTGAGGGGATCGGCAAAGCCGAGCGTGCCATCGGCCGGCTGGTTGTCGCCATGGCGGCCTTCCAGGTCGGGTCCGCCGCCTTCGGGTCGACCCTCAACCCGCAGGTCGACGCCCTGTCCAGCCGGCTGAAAGAGTTCGCCCGCGACGGTGAGGTGGCCGGTGAGGCGGCCCGCGTTTTCGGCGGGGACATGGACAAGCTGGAAACGGCGATCAAGGATGTCGCGGACACGGGCGCCTGGTCCGACTTCGCCCGGGGCGCCGCCGGTTTCATCGAGGGCATCACCGGGTTGGGGAACGTCGTCGATGACAGTCTCACCAGGTCGCGGGAGCGGATCTCGGCCCTCGACTCGGCGTTGACGGACATGGTGGCCGCCGGTGGGATGGATCAGGCCCGGCAGGCTTTCGACCGGATCGCCGAGTCGGCGGCCCGGCAGGGCGTGTCCACCCGCGAGTTGATGGCCGTCCTGCCCGGCTACGCGGCGGCTTTGGAGAAGGCGAAGGCTGCCGGGGATGGGCAGGCGCAGGCAACGGCCGCGGCGGAGCAGCGGACTCGGCTGCTGGCCGGGTCGATGCAGGACACGATCACCGCGATGGGCTCGTACACGCGGGCGTGGGAGGTGCTGAACGGCGCCCAGTTGACGGCGGACGAGGCGGCTCTAGCGGCGAAGGACGCCATTGATCAGGTGACGCAGTCTTTCGCGGACAACACCGACACGGTGACCGGCAACAGTCGGGCCGCGCTGGAGAACCGAATCGCGGTCGGGCAGGCCACGCAGGCGGCTGCCGAAGCAGCGCAACGCAAGTACGAGGAAACCGGTTCGATTATCGAAGCTACCGCGACGTACGACTCGTACATCGGCGCGTTGCGGCGCACCCTGCGGCAGACGGCCCTGACGGACGCCGAAATCGAAGGGCTGCTGGCGTCGTACGCGCAGATGCCACCAGTCGCGCAAACGCAGGTGTCGGCGCCCGGCGCGGCTGGCGCGACACAGCAGGCAACCGGTTTCTACAGCGCGCTCAAGCGGCTACCCGACGGCAAGTTGGTGCGGGTGAATGTGCGCGGTGTCGAGTCAGCCATCAGCCGAGTGGATCGGCTGCAAGCCGAGGTCAGGGCCTTGACGGGCAAAACCATCCGTATCGGGGTGGTCGGCGGACGGGGCGGGCACCTCGAACAGCGGTGGGGCGGCTACCACGAGCGCGGCGGCGGATGGACGAAGGCCGCGGTCGGCCTGCTGCGGGAGGCGGCTGTCTACCCGGCCCGCTATCCCGGCCGGTACATGATCGCCGAACCGGAAACGGGTGGTGAGGCATTCATTCCGTTGCGCGGTGACCATCGGCGCAGTGTTTCCATCGCCCAGAAGGCGATGGACCACTACGGCATGGCAGTCGTTCCGAAGTCAGTGGTCGCGGCCGGTCAGCGGGCGATGGCGGCAATGGCGGCGTCCGCGCAGGCGGGACCGGCGTCGGGGCCGGTGACCTACGACAACCGGATCAGCGTCCACCCTCAGCGCGCGGATTTCACCCTGACCGATCTGGAGGCCCTGGAGGCCCGCCGGGATGCACAAGCGCGGGTAGGAAGGCCCCGATAATGCCTATCTTGGTTGGCACCCTCACCGAGCCCACCCCCACACCGCCGTCGGGCATCCCGCAGCCTGCTGACCCGGGCCGGCCGGAGGCGGTGTGGATCGCGCCGGACGGCACCGAGGTCCATCTGACCTCAGACCGGGAACTGCACTTCACCCTCGACTCCGTGACAGGGTGGGGTGCCGCCCCAATCAGCCTGGTCGCCGACCCGCACCCGCGTGGCGGCACCCGCGTGCGACACATCCAACCGCAGCCACGAACCATCACCTGGCCACTGCGCATACGGGCCACCACCCACATGGAACTGGTTTCCGGCTGGCGGGACCTCACCGCCCGGTTCACCCAGACCCGCCGGCTTGGTCCCGGCCTGTTACGGATCATGCGCCCGGACGGGACTGCCCGCGAGGTACTCGCCTACTACCAGGCCGGGTTTGCCGGTGAACCTGGCCAGGGGCACACGTGGGACACGGCGGTGCTGTCGCTGTACTGCGAGGATCCCTACTGGCGAGCGGTTGCCCCAGTCAGCACCCTCTACTCCAACGGCGCCACAGTGTCGTACCTGGACCCGTATCTGACGGTCAGCCCGTCGAGTGTGCTCGGCGCGACGACGGCCGTCAACGCAGGTGATGTGGAGGCGTGGCCAGCATGGACGATCGTTGGGCCCGCCTCGCAAGTGCAGGCCACCAACTCGACCACCGGTGAGGCGTTCACCTTGTCGGCGACGCTGCTCGCCGGGGAGACGGCGACGATCAGCACCGATCCGCCGACGGTACGCGGCCCGGCCGGGCAGATCTGGACCGGAAACCTCGACTGGCCTGGTGCGGTGCTGTGGGCTTTGCAGCCCGGCCTGAACAACGTCGACTTCGCGGTGTCCGGCGCGGCGGCGGGTACGCAGATCACTCTCTCCTACACCCCTCGATACGAGACGGCCTGACCGATGCCTCCGATGCTGTCCGCGCCCGCGCGGATCACTCTGCTGATCACCGACCGGAACCTGACCGTCCTCGGCGACCCCGTCGACGGGTGGACCGACCTGGACGTGACGGTGCGGTTCAACGAGCCGGCGTCCGGGTCGTTCACCGCGCCGGCGTACCCGGCCCTGCTGCAGCAGATTCGCGGCACCGCGCTCGACGAACTGCGGCGGGTCGTCGTCATCCGCGATGGGCTGATCTTTGCCGCCGGCCCGATCGAGCGTGAGGGTCCGGAGGTGTGGTCGGCCGACGGCGGCCAGCACAGCGGCCCCGGCACGATCACCGTGCACTTCGCCGACGACCTGGCTCGACTCGCCGGCCGTCACACATACCCGGACCCCACCGCAGCCGCTACCGGGCAGACATCGACAGCACGGTGGACATCGACGGGCAACGCCGAGGACATCATGCGCGCCCTGGTCAACGTCAATGCTGGCCCCGCCGCGCTCACCACCCGACAGATTCCGCAGCTGGTGCTCGGCGCCGACCAGGGCGTCGGCTCGACCATCACGTTCGGCACCCGATTCGAGGCCCTCGGCGACGCCCTGCGGTCGGCGGCGATCGCCGGTGGCGGCCTCGGCTTCCGCACCCAGCAGGTCGGCAACACGATCGAGTTTCAGGTGTACGCGCCAGACGATCTGACCAGCGGGGCTAGCGCCGTCCGTTTCGGCCGTGGCCTGGGGAACCTGCGGTCGTACTCGTACATCCGGGAGGCACCGACGGCTACCACGGCGATCGTCGGCGGCAAGGACGCCGGCACATCCCGGGTCATCGTCGAACGCACCGACACGGCCGCAGCCGCAGCGTGGGAGCGGATGGAGACGTTCGTCGACCGGCGGCAGTCCGACGACGTCCCCGGATCCACCGACGAGCTTGACCAGGCCGGCGACGAGGCCCTCACCCGCGCCGCTGCCCGCGCCCGACTGTCGTCGGTCACCGTCGATACCCCCACCCAGCGATATGGACAGCACTACCAGCTCGGTGACCGCGTGGCGATGCAGCTGCTCAGCGGCGCCGAAGTCACCGACGTTGTCCGCGCTGTGCACCTGCAGGCCATCCCCCAGTCGGGGGAGGTCGTAACCGCGCTGGTCGGATCGCAGGAGGCATCCAGCGACCCGGGCTGGCTACAAGCAACCCGCGACCTCGCCCGTCGTCTGGCCGGGCTGGAGACCATCTGATGACAGAAACCTGGTACCCGAATCCCGGTGTCACGCAGCTGCAGCACGAGCACCTCATCGGCGTCGCCGTGCCCACCGGCGTCGTGGGACATCCGCAGGACCCGTCCCTGGTGTACGCGCCTGGCTCCGGCACCCGCGAGATTCGCTTCCGCGCCGACCGGCGGGCAGCTGTCCTGGGCTACGGCTGGGCAAACGACAACGACGAAATCGTGCGGTCCCTGGCTGACAACGCCGCCGGCGAGGTCCGGGTGGACCTAGTCGTGCTGCGCTTCGACCGCGCCGACTACTCCGTTCGCAACGCCGTCGTGTTGGGCACCCCCGGTGCCGGAGCGCCCGCACCCACCATGGACACCGGCACATCCGGCGTCTGGGAGCTACCCGTGGCGGAGGTCGACGTCAGTCCGGGCGCGACTACCATCGCCGACACCCAGGTGCGCAACCGTGTCTGGTACATCGGCCCCGATGGGCGGATCCTGTGCACATCGAGCACCCGGCCGCCGCAACAGGCCGGACGGGTCATCGTCGAGACCGACACAGGTCGAACCCTGGAATCAACAGGGCTGACGTGGGTGGTAGCGCGTGAGAATTCGGGGGCAGCGGCTCTCGTAAGCGCGCCCGGCTTCACCGCGCACCGCAATGTGTTGCGGCGGAAAAACGGCTGGGTATTCGCCCAGCTGACGTTTAGGCGCAGCTCATCCATGGACGCGGACCGGGCTTACACGGTCGCGACCGTCCCAGCGGACTTCCGTCCCGTCGCGACTCTTGACGGCACAGGCAGTGTGGTGAATCTGTCGCTAACGGCGACAGCGACCGTGACCACATCCGGCCTCTTCCAGGTCAGGGTGTCAGATGTACTGCACGTCGGGTCGGTCGTGATCCACCCAATGACCTGGCCCATCGACTAGCCACAGAGGCGCTAGTCGATGTCTCGGATTTGCTGTCCGCGTTGCGACCCGCCGCTCATTAGGAGACGAACATGTACTGGTATGGAGGCGGGCCGGCTGACTGGGCGATGGCCCTGGTCACCATCGACGGCACCGCGAACGTCCCACAAATGCAGCCGGGTGCGATCGTCACCTGCTGGAACGCGCAGGTCGGCGGCACCCAGTACACCGACCTCGCACTCGCCGACGGCACCCCGGTCAGCCAGGTCACCGCGTCTGTCGGCGACGCCGTCTACGGTCCGGGCACCTGGCCCCGCTTCCAGGCTCCCGTGCTGTCCATGTGGATCTCCGTTGACGGCGGTCCCCGAATGCTCGTCGTGTCAACAGACGTCCCCGATGTCATGCAGCAGCTCAGCGTTGCCGCGCAGGCCGCGCAGCAGGCTGCCGAGGCCGCAGCCACCGACGCAGCAGCCGTAGCCGAAAGCTCCTCCACCGCAGGTCACATCGCCGAGTCGGACCCACACCCCCAGTACCTCGACGAGGCAGGCGGTGACCTGCGGTACCTGCTCGCCGACGCCGGAACGGTCGCTCCCCTCGACGAACCCCGCGAAACGATGACCTTCGCGTCCACGCCAGCGGCCGGGAACGCCAACATGCGTGAGCTCTGGATCACCCACGGGGGTGTGACCAGGCTCGCGGCGTGGGAAAACGAACGCAACAACCCCAGACGCGAGCAGCTACCCGGAGCACTGTGGGACCACCTCTATACGGCGGTGGCGGCGCACAACGGCACCGGCCGCGCCTACAACGTCGACATCCGGGGCTCAGACAACGTCCGGCGGCAGGCTGGCGGCATCGACGCCCTCGGCCGGCCCGTTACCTCCGACCAAACATGGACGCCCATCACAAGCCTGGACCCAGACTCGACCGGCGCGTACACGGCCAGCACCGCAATCGGCCCCGCCCCCCTGGGCGTGCGGTGGGAAACCGACGACACCGTCCGGATGCAGGGCCGTATCGATGCCACCGCCGTCACCGCCGGGCACACCCTGGCCGTACTACCCGCCGGCTACCTGCCCTTGTCGCAGCGGCTGCTCACCCTGCCCACCGTCGACGGCCAGACGGTGACCACCGAGTTGCTCACCAACGGCCATATCGTCGCCCAAACCACCCTTGCTGGGCCGGTGACCCTGGCACTCGACGACTTGACCTTCGCCCGCGTGACAGCCCCCCAGAACACCGGCAACTGGACTGTCACCTCGGCAGCGGTCGCCACCCCCGGCACGGTTAGCCCGCTCAGCCTCACCCACGCCGGCGCCACCGACCGTCTCTACGTGCTCGTTCTCGCCCGTAGCTCTGCGGCGGACCCATTTACCACCGTCATCGACAACGCGTCCAATACCTGGACCCGGATCACGTACGCGCCGACAAGCGGTAGCGTCGGCCGGCGCATCGAGATGTGGACTTGCCAGCCCACCATAGCTTTCGCCAGCGTGTCCGTCGGCTTCAGTGGCGCCGGCACTGCGTACGCCAGCCTCTACGAGATCACAGGCCACCACGCCACCCCGCTCGACCAAGCCGCCAGCGACCACCGTTCGTCCACGACGACACCAGCGGCAGTCGAGGTCACACCCAGCGGCACTGGTCGCCTCGTCATCGCGGGCGTCGCCTGCGCCCCGAACACCTTGGCGCAGATCACCGCCTCGCCTGGGTGGACGGCGCTGCCCTCCCACGACGGCGGTCCGGCTGTGGTCTACCAAACGGATCCGGCCGCGAGCGCGCCGCTCGGCGTTTCCTGGACGCTGGCCACGTCGGCTGGCTCCGGCCACGCGATCGCCGCCATCGCACCTGAGTAGCCGCCACCGCGAGCACCGGCCGCGGCCACGGAAGGCACGGCGGGCACAGACCTTGCCGAGTCCGGGTTGACCGCCAGCGACACGTAGCCCGACACGCACCCTTTGACCACCTACATCTGCCCCGAGGGAGGGACATGTCCACCACCAACCCACATCCGGTACCCGACGAGAGCCCGGAGCAGCACATCGGACCCCAACTCCCGGATCCATGGGACGACCCCGAGCAAACCGACTGGCCATCAGTGGAGGTGAACATCGATGACGTGGACCGTGGTACCGAACCTGGATGAGGCCCGCGATCAACTCAACACGCGGTTCCCGGGGCGGGACACCAGGTCGGACGGGTCGATCGGAGATACCGCCCACCAGCGGTACCCGTCGAGCCATAACCCGGACCGGACCGGCCGGCCCGAACACCGCGACGGCGACCAGCTCGACGAGGTGCGCGCCCGGGACTTCGACGCCGACCTGCGCGACCCCGGCGGGGTCACGATGGAACAGGTCGTGCAGCTGTGGGTGACCCTCGCCCGATCGGGTGTGCTGTGGTGGGTGCGGTACATCATCTTCAACGGCCGCATCTGGCACCGCCGCCACGGGTTCGCCACCCACGCCTACACCGGGTCGAACCGGCACACCGGGCACTGTCATGTGACGTCGGAGTTCACCCAGGCAGCCGACACGGTACGAGGCACGAACTGGCGACTCGACCAGCTCGGCAAGCCGGCACCGGTGCCGCCACGGCCGGCCCCCGGCCCACCGGTGGCGTTCCCACTCCCCGCCGGGTACTACTTCGGCCCACGCCGGGACGGGAACAGGTCGGTGTCCGGCTACTACCGGCGCCGATTCGCAGGCAAGACCGACCGGCAGTGGCTTACCGCCTGGACCACACAGCTGACCCGCCGCGGCTGGCCGGCGGGCAAGGGCCGCCGGTACCTGCGCACGGCCGGCGCCGACGGGCTCTACGGGCCGGAGTACCGGAAGCTCATCCTGGCGTTCCAAGCCGATCAGGGCCTCACCCGGGATGGGCTGCTGGGCCGCAAGACGTGGGACGCCGCGTACCGAAACCCGATTCGATAACCCGCTGGGAGATTCGGTGGAGATGCTGCTCTATGGGGCGGCGGCGATCGTCGCCATCGGCGCCGCCGCCCGAGTACTACACAAGGTCGTCCTAGGTGCGCGCCGGATGTCCCGGCTCGTTGACGACCTGCTCGGCGAACCACCGCGCCCCGGTCTACTCGACGGCCGCCCGGGACTCATGGCCCGGGTGGGCCGCATCGAGGAACGCCTGGACGCCCTCGAGGAGCTGCGCCCCAACGGCGGCAGCTCGATCAAGGACCAGGTGGACCGGATCGCCCACGCCACCGGCGCCGACCAAGCCGGACGCTGACCGTGCTACAGCACGCGGCTGAGCCGCTCGCGCACCTCTGCCGCGTGCTCCCGCGCGACGGTCATGTCGGCACCAGCCGCTTGGAGCAGCTCCACCGTCGGTCGGTTGATGCCGTGCGGGTCGACCAACGCCACCCCGGCCTGAACACCCAGTAGTACCGGATCGTCGGTGACCGCCCGCACCGCGGCAACCGCCACCTCACGGGACACGTCCCGTCGATCGCCGGTGCCGTACCGGCGGGCCACCCCGGACAGCTCGGCCAGGACCAGCCGCTGCGGCTGCGGCAGTGACGGCATATCCACCATCCCCCGACCCTAACCGCGAGCCCAAGGAGGGCACCCCGATGACCCACGACTACCTGATCTCGCTGATCCGCACCGCCGTTCCCGCCGGTATCGGCGCGCTGCTGGCCTGGCTGGCCTCGACGGCGGGCGTTGTCCTCGACGGCGACTCGTCCACCGCCCTCACGGCTGGTGTGGTCGCGTTGGCGATGGCCGGCTACTACGCCCTCGTCCGGATGGCCGAGGCACGGTGGCCATGGCTGGGCGTCCTCCTCGGCACGCCGGCCGCGCCCACGTACGAGGCGCCGGCGCCCCGGCAGCAGTAGCCCTGCCGAACCAGCCATACCCGCCGGTGGTGGTGACTCGGGGGCACCACCACCCGGCGGACACCCTTCAGATACCCCTCGGTTGACGCGGGAGAGCTGATGACTGCCTGGACTGTGCACCACGGTGACGCCCTGACGATCCTGCCCACCCTGCCCGCCGCGAGCGTCGATCTCGTGCTGACCGACCCGCCATACAACTCCGGCGGCCGTACCCAATCCGACCGGACCAAGGACACCGCCCGCAACAAATACGTATCCGGCGACGCCGCCCATCAGCTGCGGGATTTCGTCGGCGACAACCGCGACCAGCGCTCCTACACCGCCTGGCTGTCGCTGATCCTCGCCGACTGCCTCCGCGTCTCGAGGCCCGGCGCATCACTGCTCGTGTTCACCGACTGGCGGCAGTTGCCGGCCACCAGCGACGCCCTACAGGCCGGCGGCTGGCTATGGCGCGGCATCATCTGCTGGCACAAACCCATCTCCCGCCCGCGTGTCGGCGGGTTCAAAGCCGACTGCGAGTACATCCTGTGGGGCTCGCACGGGCCGATCGACGCCACCCGCAACCCCGTCTACCTGCCCGGCCTCTACAGCGCCAGCCAGCCCCGCGGCAAGGGCAGGCAGCACATCACCCAGAAACCCGTCAGCCTGCTCGCCGACCTGGTCAGGGTATGCCCGCCCGGCGGCACGATCCTCGATCCGTTCGCCGGCTCCGGCTCCACCGGCGTTGCCGCCGTCGACGCCGGCCACCCGTTCGTCGGTATCGAGGCCAGCGCCCACTACGTCCAGATTGCACGACAGCGGATCACCGATGCCACCACCCAGCACACGCCCGGGTAGGATCGTCGATGCGGTGCCGCCGGTGACGTCCCGGCCGGCGCCGACCAACAACACGAAGCGCCCCACCCGGCCTCACGGCCGGGTGGGGCGTTTTGCGTGTGGATTCGTTAGCGGCGGTCGTCGCGGATCTGATAGTGCCGCCTGTACGGCGACTGTGATGCGTTACCGGCGTCGACGTCGGCGACGCTTTGGCTTACGCCTGTGACGGCGCAGCCACAGCAGACCGAGCGAGGCGAGGGTCGCGGCCACAGCCGCATTACGCGAACCCACCCAGCCGGTCCACGCCTCTCCCGCCGCCAGCCACATGCCGACGAACAGTGCCAGCCACACGGCCGACCACGCCGCGAGCAGCGCACGCCGCCGCAGCCACCACCGGCGCAGCGACGACCGTGACCGGGACGAACGCCGCACACCCGAGGACACCCGCTGCGGCGCACGCTGCCGGGGCACCCGGTTCCGCTGCTGCGTCCAGCCCGGCTCACGGTTACGGCGGTGCTGCTGCGCACGGAAAATCTCGATGCGGGCCGGGTTGGTGAGATTGTGGTCGTAGTTGTAGCGGGGCCGCTGACGTGGCCCGTCCGGCACTACCGACGCACCGTGACGGATCCACCACTGCTCCCGGGCATCCAGGGTGGCGTCGTCCCACTGGCCCTCTTCAAGGACGAACGCTCCGCCCACGATCAGGTCGGAGAACGGCTGGCTGGCACGGTGCTGCTGTTCGCGTTGCCACGCTGTTTGCCGCGACTGGCCGATGTAGCCGACCTCGGGTGCGGCACCGGGGACGGGTGCGCCGTTGGCGTCGACCGGGCGGGTGAGGACGCAGTACACGACACCGCGGCGACGCTCACCTGCCAGACGCTGCCGCTGCACAGTCACCGCTCCGACTCCTCCGCGCCCTCAGCCAACTGGGACAGCAGATCCTCCTGAACGTGCTCACAGATCTGGTAGAGGCCATGCTTTGGCTTGAACGCGTACTGGTCCTTTTCCACCAGTTCGCGCAGCACCTTCCGCGCCATCGACACCGAACACCGCAAGCCACGGGCACGCATCGGCTTCAACGCTTCATCGATCGCTTCGATGTCCATCGGCCCGCCGTTGGTGAAAAGAACCGACGCCACCGCTTCCTTCGCCCCGCTCACGTCGGCGTCACCAGCGGTCGCTGCCTGCGCGGCCACCGCCGTCGCACCCGATGACCATTGACCGGGGGGACGTCCGCCAATCTGCTTACCGGCTTCCGCCCACGCCACCCACTCCGGGCCGAACGCCTCCAACGTCTCCGGTGGCAGCTCAGCCGGGTAGCCAATCGGATTGTTGTCGTCATCGAACAGCAGGTCGTACACGTTCATCGGCGCGTCCTCGTCCGCCGGTATGTACGACTGGCGGGCATGCATCGTCTGCTGCTCCCCGTCCGCCACCAGGCACATCCCGGGCAGCTTCGGCAACTGACGCGGGTCGGCGGTCAACGTGCCACCGGTGACAACGGAGGTGAGGCCGTCCGTGGTGCGCCCGAGCAGGGCATAGCCGCCCGCGAGCATGTCCCGTAGACCCCGCGAGCCGGTGTCGCCGAGGGTTCCCATGTGGGTGCCGATGGTGATGCGGATGCCGCAGGCGCGCATCTTCCTGGCCATCAGTTCCAGTGGGCCGATGAACTCCTTGTCCATGGCGATCTCGTGGAACTCGTCGATGGTCCACGACAGCACTGGCCCGTGGACTCTCGGATCCCAGTCGATGCCGCCTTCGCGTAGGCGACCCTTCCGGTCGTACCACTGGTGGGACGAGATCATGTCGTAGCGGCGGTCCACCTCGCGCATCAGCGCGTCCCGCATGATGTAGGCGTCCTCGACGGTGCAGCCGGCGGCGTGCACGGCCCGGCGGAATTCGCCGTACGAGGCGTAGCGTTTGAAGTCGTGCAGGAACGAGGCGAACAGTCCGTGCGTTTGCCCCGTCGTCGGGTCGGTGCGGGCGAACCAGCGTTCGATGATGAGCTGCTTGCGCAGGTTTTCTGACTTACCTGAACCGGTGGTGCCGGTGACGATCTTCGACGGGGCACCCCAGCCGTACCTGATGAACGGCTCCCACATTTCGGATCCGTCAATGAAGTAGCCGGTCAGCGCCACACCACGCTCGACGTCGATGGAGGCCGGACCCGCCCACAGCTTGGCCTGGGCGAGCGGCGGGTTCGGCTGCACCAGCATCAGCACGTCGTTGGGGTCGTCCTGTTCCACAAAGTTGAAGAACTTCCGGTTCACGCCGAACGTGCCGGCGATCACCCGCAGCCTGCCCTTCGCGGACTGGTCGGTGAGCATGTCGATCGCGACCGCACCCGGCTTGGTGGCGTGGATGACGATGCCCCATCCGCCTACGACCTCCCGATACGACTCGGGCAGCAGGATCGTGTTCGGCACCGCACCGTTCGGGTCGTCGGCAACCCACCGCTGGGCCGCCACGACCCCGGGTGGACTGTGGTCCACCACCTGCGGCTGCGGTGCTGCCTCGACGGGCGTATTGGCTGGCTTGGTGTCGGCGGTCCGCGTGGAATCGACGTGTGCCAGGTAGGGGCGGGAGCCGACGACGGCCAGGCCAGCGAGCAGCCCACCGAACAGGGCTACATGCCCGGGACTGCTGGTCCAGTCCGCGATGTCGCCGGCACGTTCCCATCCGACCGCCGCAGCGGCCGTATACGCGGCGGCACGGGCACGCCTCGCAGCCAACCGCCGGCGCCGCTTCCCTGCCACCTCATCGGCCGGATCAAACCGGTGGTGTTTGACGTCGTCGCGCAGCAGCCACCAGTTCGTCACCCGGTAGGCGGCCCAGGCGACACCGGGCAGCAGCGACCACTCGGCCAGTTCCATCCACCACGGCAGGTCGGCGCGGTCGTTGACAGCCCCCGCTACCCCGACGGCGGCGGCGGCACCGGCGACACGGATTCGCTCGTCAGCGGCGTTCCATACCCGTCTCCATGGCAGTCCGCCACGCGGCTTCGACTCGTTCTCGGCGGTCATCTCACAGCCGTGGTCGGGGCAGTAGCGGGTCGCAGTACCGGGAAGCAGCCACATGATCCGGTCGCAGGGCACCACCTGCATAGACGGCGGCCGTCCATCCTCAGGTTCAACCATGGTTTCGATACGGCCACGTGAGCAGCGGTGCCGGATGTGGGCGGTACGCCTGTTGTCGGCGTCGACAGGCACCGGATACGGGGTTTGACGCGCAATCGCGTCAACGTCCAGCCACACCCGCGACCACCCAGATGCGCCCTCCGGCGGCGACGTCCGCCCACCTGCGGCGGGCCGTGGCGGCAGCGAAACCGGCCTCACCTCAGTCTTGGTCATCAGCAGTCACATCCCCCTCAAGCGGAGCCAGATTCCGGCGGTTACGGTGCAGGCCGGAAGTGAACCTCCGGCCTGCACCGATGGCGCCGGAACTCAGTGCTCCTCCAGCACACGCGCGTCCACGCCCGTCTCCTGCACTATCGCCGCGGCCTCTCCGTACTGCGACTTGATGTGCTGCAACGACGCCTGCACGGACTCGGCGGAGGCGTCCAGTTCGGCCTGCCACTGCTGGTTGCGGTCACGGGCGGCTTCGATGTGCTCCTGCACATCGGCGATGGTGCCGGCGGTGAGGGTCGTGGTGGCTTCCGTTGAACCCTGGGAGGCGTCGGCCCCGTACCGGGAGGTTTCCAGCCCTTCGGCGAGCGGCGCGAGGGCGTTGGTGACTTCGGCCCGGTTGCCGTCCATGGCCTCGACGGCGGCGGCGACTGCGGTGATGTGCTGTTCGAACGCGGCGGCCTCGGCCTGCTGGGCGCGCAGCGTAGCCAGGGCGTTCTCGTGCTTGGCGACAGCCTGGTTGTAGGTGACCAGGTCGCTGGTGTCGGTGCTCATGGTTCCTCCGTAGTCGCAGTTGCGGTTGTTGTTGGTACGGCTGGTTTCGGAGTGTTGGGCGGCCCGCGCTTCGGCGGTCATGGCTACTGCCTCGCTGACGGCCTCGGGGTGAATGTGGGGGAACTGCCGGCGTACGGCGGCTTCGATGGCGGCAATATCGGCGGGCTGCGGTTTCGTGTTCGGGTCGATGTTGTTCAGGGCATCGTGGGCGGCGCGGGCGATGTCGTCGTGTTGGGGCATCCACCCGCCAGGCGGGCCGGGGGTGTGGGTGGCATCGGCGGCGGCCTGCTCGTACACGGACTCCGGATGTTGGTCACCGAAGCGTGTGCGCAGACCACGGGCGGTTTCGGTTTCTCCCAGTGCGCCGCTGTAGCCCCGTGCACGGTTCAGCCGGTACAGGTCCGCGGCGACGACGCTGACCTGCGACGGCACGTGGTAGCCGCCGTCGGTCCGGCGGGCGGTGGGGCACGTCGATTCGGTCGGGTGCATCCACGACCCGTTGCGTTCGGTGATGGTGTCACCGCACACGGGGCAGGCGACGCGGGGCGCGTCCGTAACTGGCCGCTCGTCGACTACCGCGGGGGTGGCAGGCTGCGGCTGCCGCTCCTCCCCCACCGGATCGATGAGGGCGTGCCACGCCCTGCCGGCCATGCCCCGCTTCTCACGGCTAGCCTGCACCTTTCGCTGCACGGCCGCATCGATGCGCCCCATCGGGGCGCGTCGACCGTCCGGGCCGACCGGGGGGCGGGCGGCTCGTTTGGCGCGCCGCTTCTCCAGCTTGTCTTCCCACAGCCCGTGGTAAACGTCCGACAGGTACGCGCCCATGCCGGGCCGGTATTCGCCGGTCCCACCGGCCTGACGGTTGCGGCGGGCTCGGGTGGCCTGCCATGCCCTCGCCAAAGCCTCGCGGCGGGCTGCGGCGAGGGTGGCCTTACGGTCCCGCTGCTTGTCGATCAGCTTCCACTCGCCGGCCTTCGCAGCCTTCAACGTGGTGACGGCGTCGGCGACGACACCGGGGATGGTCATGGCCCACAGGGACATAACCATTACCCCCAAGATCAGCTCAATCATTGGCTACCGGCCCATCCGCGACGACGCGTCGGTGCGGGTCGACACGAGGAACGAGATCGCGACGGCGGCGAGGGCGAGGCCGATGGTGCTGGTGCCCACCCAGTCGCCCATCGAGTCACTCGCCCACCCCCACACTTCGCTGAGTTTGCTGCTGATCCATGCGGGCAGCGAGCCGTCGATGGACACGATCAGGGACGGCAGGACGAAAGCGCCGACGACGGCGTACTGGTCGGGTTTGCGGTCCTTGGCGATGTCGATGCCGATGGTGACGAGCGCACCCAACGCGGCGATGATCATCACTGCGGAGGCGAGGCCGACACCGACCAGGCCGGCGCCGCCGATGATGGCGACGATGAAGCCGATCCAAGCGAGAGCCTTCATGGTGTTCCTCCTTCGAGGGGGTTAGCGGATGGCGGCGGCGACGCCGACACTGGTGGCGATGAATAGGGGCCCGCGTACGGGGTGGATGAGCATCCACTTCATGGAGTCGAGGGCGGCAGCGAAGGCGATCCCCGGGTAGCGGTAGGCACGGCACCACCGCTGGTACGGCACAAACTCGGGCGTGGTGGCGCTGTAGTCGGTGCGCCACACCACGCGAATCGACGGCGTGGACTCGCGGACGATCCACGAGTCGGCTGCATCCAGGTACATGACCCGGCCGACACGCCGTGCCGCGGCGACGGGACGGGCCGCCCTGAGTCGCTTCACACGGTCACGGCGGGTTACACTCGGCTTGACTTTCGCGCGCGCAGACGCGCGCGGGCTGTCCGACCCGCCGACGACACTGACATTTGGCAGTGTCACAACACTCTCCGTCACGGCCGGCTCCTTTCGTTCAGGTCGCGGGCAACCCGCGTTACTTCCTTCACGACGCCGTCAACATCGGCCCGGGGCATGGCCCGCGCCTCCGACATCACCCACTCCAGGGCGTGCCGCAGCCGCTCGTACGGGGACTCGGCATCGGCGATACGACCGACGCTCCAGGTGGTCCGGTTGGCGGCGGCGGCCCGCAGGGATTTGACCGACATCACGCCTCCACGGGTGCGCTGAACTGGAAAAACGGCTCCCGGTCGACGTGTTCGCCCCGAATCTGGTGAAGGTCCACGTGGTACAGGTGCGCTTTCCGACGGTTGGTGCCGTCGCGCTCGGCGACAGCGATCAGATGCCTCGTGAGCAGGTCGTTGACGCTGGCCGGATCGTCGAGGTCGAGGGTGACGAGTAGCCGCCCCGTGGTGCGGACGGGCCGGTCACCGCGGAACGCCCGCAACTCGTACAGCTTCGGCATCCGATCCTCCTTTCGGTGCTTTCTGCGCTGGTCAGATGAGCTGCGACAGCGCGTATCCGGCCAGGCCGGCGAGGCCGTTGCCAGCGACGATGACGGTGATGACGCGGTTCAGGCTGGTGTCGCCCCGGCTGTGGGCGCGGCGGGCGGGCTTGCCGCTGTCGGTGACGGTTCGGGTTTGGGTCGCGGGCGTGGCGGAGGGTCGGATGGTGGCGGCGGGCAAGGCGTCGGTGGTCATCGGTCAGTCCTCCCAGTGACGGTCGTGGGCGATCAGGTGACGCGCGCCGCCGCATGACGGCGTCAGCGTCACGGGTGACGGTGCGGGCGATGTGACGGCGCTGCGGGCGGGCTGACGCTCCGCCCGCCAGTACGGCGTCAGCGTCGATGCCGGTGGCGGCCACGTCGTGGAGGTCGCCGGCGGGGTGACGGCCGTAGCGGGTCGAGATGACGGGAAGGCGAGGTCGTCAGTCACGTCCGTCACCTGCCGTCAGCTCGGCCACGATCCGGTCGTGTTCGGCGCGCAGGATCTGCTCGGCGTCCGCGACGGCCAACTCAGCCAGCCATTTGGGCCGGTTGGTGCGGGCCGCCGACTCGGCGCCTTCCACCGCCTCAGCCATCCATGTGCCGGCTGGCTCCACACCGAGAGCCATGCAGAGCAGCAGAAACACCTTCATGCCGTCCCGCTTGCTGCCGCCGCCGTCGACTACCTGCCGGGCCTTTTTGGCGGCGTAGTCGCGGACCTGGCTGACGGTCCAGTCCCGGAATCGCTCGTCGATGAGGTCGCGGCTAAGGGGGCGGACGGCGGTGACGTCAGTACGGGTGCGTTTGACGGTGACGTTGCTGCTGCTGGCAGTTGGAGTGACGGTGTCGGTGGTGGTGGCTTCGGTGACGGGGATGACGGTGGTGACGGGCGTCTGTGGGCGGCTGACGGTGACGGTGGGCGTCTCCGCGTCGCCGTCACTGCTGGCGTCACGGTGGGGCGTCTGCGTCGGTTCGACGTCGATGATGTGACGGTGACGGTCGGCGTCACCGGTCGGGATCTGCGTCACCTCAGCCCAGGCGTCACCGGTGACGGCGTCGGGCTTTGTCGCTTCCACGATGCCGCGCACGATCGACAGGCGGCGCAGCAGCTTCGCCCTGACCTTCGGGTTCTCGGCGAGGTCGATCCACTTGCAGGCGGCCTGCGTCTGCCGCATGACCCGCCAGCCGAGCCACGCGATGTAGAGGCGCTTGATGCGGCCCGGCTTGGGGTTGGCACGGGTCGTGTTATGGAAGTGGTTGAGCAGCCGGGACAGCCGGTCCATGCGGCGCAGGGTGGCGACCTCGGACACGCTGATGCTGGCCGGTTCCGCTAGGCCGAGGGTGACGGCGATTCGACGCCACGGGATACCGCGGCTGGTGGGCGGCGGGTACTTGCCAGGGTTGCGGTGGTGCAGGATGTCCCGCTGCTCGATCAGGCTCTCGTACCACATGTAGGCGGCGACACCTGCGGCGGCGATGCGGAAAAGGCGCAGGTCGCCGCTGTCGGCGTGGACGGCGGAGAGGCTGGCGGAGATGCCGGCGAGGATGAACACGGCCCGGTGGGCGCGGCCGAGGTCGCCGTGGCGGTACAGGTGGCGGGTGGCGCGGCGGCTGGCGTCGAAAATGCCGAGTTCGATGAATGCGAACAGGACGAGCCGCAGCGTCCAGTGGATTTCGATGACATCGGTGAAGAACTGCCACATGCCGAGGGCGACGACGATGGTGGCGATGGTGGCGACGACACGGGTGATGGCCCGGTCGGCGGCGGTGAGGTCGTCGGCTTTGCGTTCGGTGGCGGGCTTGCGGCGACGGCGCAGCAGTTTGACGGCGAGGATGCCGCCGAGGGCGATGGCGACGGCGGTCATCGTGTTGTCGGGGTTGTTGAACCAGGTGACGGCGTTGTCGGTGAGCGGGTCGAGCCAGCCGCGCGTGGCCGGAGTGTAGGGCTCGACCTGCACTCCGGGGTCGATGTACTTGGCGGGCTGCATGGTCACCGGCCCTCGCCTCCTCTGGTTGGCGTTCGCGTTCTCAGCTGGACCGTGCCATAGTGCGAACAGTTTGACAAGCTAGAACTGTACGAACAGTAGCACGACTCCAGACGGAGGGGCATCTATGAACACGGCGGTGATCGCGAACACCGGGAACGGTGGGTACGCTCACCGCAGATTCCAGCGGCGGAGAGCAGGGGCGATGGGGGACGACGACAACCGCGACGAGGTCGCCGAGCTTGAAGCCCGAGTGCGTGCCGGCGAATGGTTGAAAACCGGGCCGGTCGCGGTCCTGCTCGGCATGGGGCGCACCAAGGTCCACACGCTGGTGAAACAGGGAGTGATCGGGCATCGGAAGATTCCCGGCGCCCCACGGAAGCCGCAGCGGGAGTGCAACCCGAAGGATGTGTTGCGCCTGCTGGAGGAGGGTCGCCGCGAGTTCCACGGCGAGTCTGAGGATCCGAGCTGAGCCATGTCCACTCCCTTACCGGCATGCTGGTGCGCTGTCGGGTTGAGCGTGGTCGGGCCAGCAGCCCGCCGGAACGCCATCTGCGCACCGTCGGCCTGCCAACCGGTCCGGATTGGAGTGCGCTCGGTCATACGCTGGGGTGTGGATGGTGCTGCGCTGACCTACGGGGGGCGGAAACGATGACCACCACCACGGATGAGACGAACCGGCTTCGCGTGCTACGGGAAGCGTGTTCGTTGACACAGCGGGAGGTCGCGGACCGGCTTGGTCCGGCTGTGACTGAGGCGCATGTGGGTCGGTGGGAGCGCGGGGAGGTTGCCCCGTCGCTGCGGTATCGGCGGCTGTTGGCGGGGGTGTTCGGTGTGAAGGTGGCCGACCTCGGCTTGCCTGCCACTCCCCCGGCGCCGCGTCCCAGGTCGAGCGCAGAGGACTGGTTTGTGGCAGATGAGCAGGATTCCCGGGTGGTCGAGTCGCAGGATCGTTGGCGGGCCACCCGGGCGGCGTTGAACGCCAACCGGCACCAACTAGCCCAGGTGGCGGCCGGGTTGTATCCGGACCACCGGCTGACGGACACGGGGCTGATCGCCGGTGAGGGATGGATTCCTGACGGCCCGGTCGACCTGGCCGCGGTGAAGCTGATGGAGGCCGACGCGCCGCTGTCGGCGTTGGATGGGTCGGAGCGTGAGGCAGCTCGGCTGCTGCCGGACCAGTCGCTGATGCGCCCGTTTCCGAGGTACACGACGGCGGTGCGGGATCTGGCGAGGCCGCGCCTGTTTGAGGACCGACACGCGTGGCGGCTCGTTGGCGTGGACTGGTCGGCGGGTTCGCTGGCGTTCGGGGATGGCACGTACTTCGGGTTCGCGGACGTGTTCGAGTCGCTGGCGCACGAGCTGGCCTACGTGGCGCTGGATGCGAACGGGCATCCAGCGCCGGTTCCGTCGCTGCGTGACCTGCCGTTCCGCCGTCTGGTCGGTTCCCCGTTCGACCTCGGCCGGCGTCCGGTGATGCCGGCCGTGTCCACTTTGACCATCAGGCGTGACGGGGATTCGGCTGAGTTTCTGATGCACCGCCGTGACCCTCGGGCTGTTGCCGCCGCTGGGGGCATGTTGCAGGTGATCCCGTCGGGGATCTTCCAGCCGTCGAGTCTGCTGCCGGCCGCTCGCGCCGCCGATTTCGACCTGTGGCGAAACATCCAACGTGAGTTGGGTGAAGAACTGTTGGGGATGCCGGAGGCGGACGGGCACGGCCGACCCGTCGACTACGCCTCAGGCCCGTTCGGGGTGCTCGATGAGGCGCGTGACGCGGGCCGAGTGCGGGTGTGGTGTCTGGGTGTGGCGTTGGATGCGCTCACGCTGGTTGGGGAGATCCTGACCGTGCTGGTGGTCGACGCCGACGTGTTCGACCATCTCGCCTACGACTTCGTGGACCGCAACGATGAGGGCCAGGTGGTTGCGGAGCGGTTTCCGTTTACGGCTGAGGGGGTGCGGGGGCTGCTCGGGTCTGGGCGTGTCGCCCCGGCTGGTGCCGGTTGTTTGGACCTGGCTTGGCGGTGGCGGGGCATGCTGCTACCACAGCAGCGGTGATGACGAGCCACATCGATCCCGCTACCCTGCGCACACGAGACGTCGTCATGCCATACCGGCGGCCAGGGCAGCCCTCCCGGCGGTCTGACCCGAAAACAACGGGCCGCAGTTGATCTAGGTCCTTGCCTGGGAGACCTGCTGGGCCCACCGAGCCCGGCATGGCGCGTTCCACGTCCACCGAAAGTGACCTCCCGCCACTCGCATCGGATGCGAAGATCTCGCATCTACTGCGACCCGCTTGTCAACATGCAGACATGGAGGGAAATCGGCGACGAGATGGGGCTGCTCGGCATGCTGATCGTGCCGAGCAGGCGTCCATGCTGGTCGACTGCGGTGGCCACGTGCACATCGGCGTGGGTATCTATGCCCACGGTGGACCCGCACCTCCCTCGGCCAGCTCGCCTTACGCGCGGCAGGCCGTGGGGCGCGATGTGAGCCAAGGATGGCGCGCCGCCGGCAAGCCCACGCTAGTAGATTTGTAAGGCGCCTTGCAATCCACTGCAAGGCGCCTTACACTTTTGGGTATGGATGATGCTGACAACGTTCCGCCCGTGTTCCGTTCCCTCGTGGACCGACTCGGTCCGCCCGTGCCGGTGGAGGACGCACGATCCCGGTGGGCCGAACTGGTGGCGGCGGCCGAGGCCGGCACGGCCACCCTGATCACCCGCGACGGCCGGGAGTGGGTCGCACTGGTACCGATGGCCGAGGTGGCCGAGCCGGTCGCCTGGATGCCGATGTGGCCGCTGTCGGAGGCCCGCGCCAAGCTCGGCGACGTGATCCACGAGAGTCACGCCAGGACTCAGGTCCTCACCCGGCACCGGAAGCCAGTCGCCGCAGTCATCGACGCCACCGTGCTTCTCGACCGGCCAACCCCGGCGGACCGACTCCCGGCCGAGACGTTGTTGGACGCCGGCCGGCGGATCGTGCTGGAAGGTGACCCCGGCGCCCCGGGCCGGATGGACTTCGACGGAGAGGTCACCGAGCAGTCGGAGCCGGCGTGCTACACGGCCACGGCCGTGAACCGGGACGGCACGACTGTCGCAGTCGGTGTCGGCCCATCGCTAGGGGAGGCGCTGCTGCGCCTGGCCGCGCCCACCGAGGGCACGCCGGTCATCTGGTCAGTCATGCGCGGCGAGTCACCGAACGCAGCTGCGGTCGAGCCGCAGATGATCGGTGTAGACATTCCGTTGCAAGTCCTGGCCTGGGCCGAGGCTCACGGGATGACCGAGGACGACCCGGACGTGTACCTCCTCATCGCCCCGGCCGACGGAGCCCGCCCGTTCGATGGCGAGTTGGCGACCAGGATGGACGTGCTACCTCCAGAGACGGTGGCGCAGATCGAAGAGGCGATCACCAACGCCTAGTTGGCCAAAGGAAAGACCCCCGGCTCGGCGGCGAGCCGGGGGTCGCCCGCGCGAAACGGGCAAGCGCGCTCGATGGTGTCCGTTGGACGAACCCACACCTCGGCCAGCTCGACCATCGTTGCCATACCCGCCGAGAGGCCGTCAGTGATCATGATGCCTGGAGTTGTTTTTGGTCTGGAAACTACGGGCGGGCCATGCTGACACCGGCCAGCGTCGGAAGGCGGCAGGTCGGCATCACACACCTCCCAACAGGTCGGCGAGCAGGTCCCGGTGGGCCGGGAAAACGGGGCCGGCGTAAACCTCGGCCAGATACGAGGCGAGCTGGTCGTATGTGTCGCAGGGCACCCACGCGGCACGGCGGGCGTCGTCCTGGCCAGTCACGTCGGGTAGGTGGAGCCAGCCGGACCCCAGGTCGATCCGCACGGGGGTGGTGACCATCCACGCCTCGTCGGATGCGCGGGGGTCGGGCACGACCCGGGCCGGCAGCGTCGTAACCCACGGGTCGGCGGGGTTGGCGACCAGCGCGGCACCCTCGGTCAGCTCCCGGAACGCGGCGGCGAGGGCGGTTTCGCCGGGGTCGACGTGCCCGCCGGGCAGCGCCCACCCGAACCCGTCGCCACGCTCGATCAGCAGCAGACAGCGCGCCCCGTCGATGTCCCTGGCGGTGACGATCGCGTCGGCGGCCTGCGCCTCGCCCCAGTGGCCGAGGCGGTTACGGCCGTAGCGGATGCCGGTCGGCGGGGCCGGCGCGACCGGCCGCCCGTCAACGACCGCGAAGGGAATCGCTGCTCGGCGCTGTCTTTCGGCCCAGTCGATGACGGTGGGGTCCATGATCGGGTCGGCCCACGACTTGCCGGCGGCGATGCCGGCCAGGACGGACGGGGCGGTGTAGGTGCGGTCAGTGCTCACGGCTACCTCCGGTCGGGGCGGTCGGATGGGCGGAATCCGGCATCAGTGATTGGGTTTCGGCATCGCGGGTGGGGCAGTTCTGCGGACAGACGTCCACGGTGGTGTCGGTGTCGCACACGCACACGGCCGCCGAGGGCTGGTAGCGGACCCGGCGGGGGCGACGGCCGTACGACGCCGCCCCCGCCTGAAAGTCAGCCCGACTCATCGCTGCCGCCACTCGGGGGAGCTGCCCCGCGAACTCGTCCGCCAGGCCATGCCGTCGCTGGCGGCCTTCACCTGCGGCGTCGCTTTGAGCGCCCGCCGTGCGTCTTCCAGCCGCTTCTGGTTGGCGGGGGTCGGGGTGTCTTTCGCGTTCTGCTGGGCGTGCAGGAACGCGTCTGCCTTCTGCTTGAATGGGTTCACGGTCGGCCCTCCGTTTGGGTGCGGGTCGACCACCCCTACGGCGCTCGAATCGCCGTAGGAGTGATCCTCTGGTTGGGGATCGGGGCGGGGTGCGGTCGGCTTGTCCAGGGCGTGACCGCACCCCGCCGGCTCTACTTACGTCCGGTGTTGCCGCCGTTGAGGGCGGTGTCGACGGCGGTGGTGCGCTTCGACAGGGGCAGGTCCGCGGTGGCGCGGATGGTTTGCCCGACCTGCTGCGCCCGGTCGCTGCTGGTGTTTTTCGCCATGTCTGCTCCTTCGTTAGGGGTGGTCGTTCGCGTCTGCGGCGACCCCGCGCGGGCCGGTTGGTGCACGATCCGGCCCGACGGGCTCACGTCGCAGATGAGCGGGTGGGCTGCTGCGCTGGCTCAGGCTTGCCGGCGCGCCACTGCCGAAAGTTGCGGGCGTACACCCAGCCGTAGGCGGCGCAGGAGATGAGGAATCCCCACTGGCGGGTGTGGACCGCGTAGGCGAGCCACAGGGTTTGGGCGCCGATCCCGACAGCCCACCCCCACGGGCTGCGGCGGCCGGCGAGGTACAGGCCGGTGACGCCGACGGCGGTGAGCAGCCACGACCATAGTTGCGGGTTCACGGGCCGGTCCGCGCGGTGCGGGCGAGGTTGTCGTGCGGGTGGACGCGCATTAGGCCGGCTGCTCGTCGCTGGCGGGAAGGGGGGTCAGGCCGATGACGACGACGTTGCTGAGTCCCTGTGTGGCCGCGATCTGCTGGCTGATTGCAGCGAGATCGTTGGCTGTAGCGATGGGCCGTGTCGGCTGGTAGATGCAGTTACCGAAGCCGAAGCCGCTGCCGGTCACGTGGCTGTAGGCGGCGAAGTAGCGCATGTTGCCCTCCAAGGGGTTGATCCGTTGTCTTTTCTCCGCCTGCCGCACACAGCTGCGATGGTGAGCAGGCAACCAGCGGTAGGTCAGATCTAGCTTTCGGGCACGTCCTGAACGTTTATGACAATCAAACGGTCGTGGCCAGACTTGGCGATCTGAGCAGCGGCACGAGCCGGGTCGGTAAGCGGATGAAAGTCGAACTGTCCGACGCAGTTACCAACCCCGACACGGGTTCCGCCCGGCTCGGACCGCTCGTAGTAGTAGGCGACGAAGTAGTAGCGCATGGGTCCTCCGGATGCCCGGCTAACGCTGACCGTCGGCAAACAGTCGGGTAGCCTGTTTGATCAACTCGTCCTGCGCAGCGAACAGCCACATCAGCGCTCTGGCGTCCGCTCCGTCGCCGTGGTACCGCTCCTGCGGATACCAGTCACCCAGGTCCACACCGGCCGTCTCTTCCAGCTCGGACAGCGGCGGTACCTTCGCCAGGACATGGTCCGGCAGTTTGCGCATGATGGTGGCCAGGTCGTACGCCTGCCCGGAAAGCCGCCGGGCAGCCTGCAGGGCTGCACGACGTTGATCAGCGAGCGTGAGTAGCTGCGCCTGCCAAAACCCGTCAGGGGTGCCCCGCAGCTGCTCGTACGCGTCAACGGCCCGCTGCCGGGCCTGCTGGTACTCGCCCACCAGTGGGGCAATGTCCCTGAGGAGAGCGACGACCTGCCGGTTGTGGCGGGCCACCCGCCACAGCATGTAAGCGGCGTGCTCTTCGGCGTAGGCGGACCGGCGTGCCTCGGACACGGCCTGCCCGATGTCGGAGCTTTGGGGGTGACTGTCTTCGGCGGCTTTCCAGGCGTCCTTGACGCTGCCGGGGATCTTTGGCTCCGGTTCGTCGCCGGTGAACGGTTTGAACTGCCACCTGGTGCCGGTGTTGTGCTGCTTGGCGGTAATGAGGTGAGGATGATGCCAGGCGGGGACTTTGTTGTTGCCTACGTTGGCCACTACTGCCTCCGGGTTGCGATCTCTTGGTTAGCGGTTGCGGTCCTGGGCGGCGATCATCCGCGCGGTGCGGAGGGACGCAGCGGTCTGAACACCGGCCGCCTTGTCGCGCTGCTCCCGGGCCTGTTCGCGCAGGGTTTCGGTGACCGACGGGATCGCGCTATCGGACGCGGTCCTGTTGTTCATGTGCGCTCCTTGCTGTCGGGTGCTGGTCTGTGTAGACCCTGCGTGGGTCCGGGCCACTCGACCGGACCCCACAGGCTCGACGACAGGTCAGAGGCCGTAGCCGAGCGAGGCGTTGATGGCGGCCCGACGCGAGTTGGCGCGACCCGGACGGATCCGCACGGTCTGCCGTTCCCCGTCGGCACCGCGGATGGTGCGGGTCGGGCGGATCTCGGTGGTCGTGTGCCCGATGGTGACGGAAGCGTTCGTGAACATGAGGGTTCTCCCTGGATTTTGGAGGTGCCTTCGGTGGCGGGCTCCCGACACGGCATGGGGGTACGGGGCCACCCGATCTGCTACTTGCTGCTGCTGTTCTTGCGCAGGTCGTCGCGGATCCGCTCCACCTCGACGGCGTTACGGTTGTCCTTGTCCCGCTGCGCGGCCAGCGAGCGCACCTCGCCGGCCATCACTCGACCCCGGCCCCGGCGTGGGGTAGGGCGGTGGGGGCAAGCCAAGACCCGAGCAGCAGCACCGCGTTACCGGCCTTGCCGCCGTCGAGGTGGGCGACACGAGAACCCACCTGCACCGATACCTGCGGCACCGGCCGGTCTGCGTTCCGGTCGAATGTGACGGTCACCTTGACTCGCACACCGGCGGGGTCGGTGACGGCCGTCGACGTGGCACACGGGCCGTCGTTGTGGCGGCGGTGGCACCACAGCGGGTGTGTGCCGTGGTCGGCCGGCAGTTCGTCGAGGGTGGTGGGCTTCAAATCGTCGTAGCTGGGCGAGTCGTTGCGGGTCTCGTGGCCTGCGCGGACCCGAGCCCACCAGGCGTTCACCGGACTGGCCTTGTCGTGTACGCGCCGCGGTCGTAGCCGTACGACACGGGCGACTGGTAGGGGCCGTTCACCGCGGCCGGCACTTCGACCTTCCGGCCATCCGCGTACGTGACGCGCAGCTGGTCATTGCGGCGACGCACCCGGTGGATCACCGCACTCGGCGTATTGCTGGCGGCCTGCGGCGACATCACGCACCCCGCCTCGAGGTGTTGATACGGTCGGCGAACTGCTGCGGCAGCATGAGCTGGGCGCGGTCACGGGCGGCGGCATGGGTGTCCCGCAGCTCGCGGAAGGTGCGCGGCTGGGTCGGCTGCGACAGCGACTCAACCAGCTCGGTGACCTTGGCGGTGTCCTCCGGCGACTCGAACCGGTCCAGTAGGTCGTTAAGGTAGTCGGCCTGCGCCTGACTGGCGGTGTCACGACGGCGCTGCGCCTCGTGCAGGTCACGGGTCAACGCGTCGCGGATCGCGTCACGAACCCCGTCGGGGTGAACGTTGTTGAGCCCGCCTTCGCGGATAACCGCGTAGATGGTGCGGTAGACGTCCCGGTCGGCGACGGTGAAGGACAGGCCGTGTTCCCGGTTGCCGCCGGTGCGGGTCATGGTGGTGATGGAGTAGCCGCCGTCTACGGTGATTTGGGCCGTAAGCTCGTACCGGCCGTAGGGCCTGGTAACGGGATCTGGGCGCGCGGCAGTACCCTGCTGCATAGCGGTTCCCTTCGGGGAGTCCGTTGGGGCCCCTGCACCGGTCGTCCGCCAAGACTTGAGCCGGTGTGGGGGTTTTTCCTTGCAGCACTAACCTTGCCAAACTGGCATGTGAAAGTCAAGGGTGCACATGCCAATTAGGCGGAGAAGTTGTACACCACCTCGTACGCCTCCGTGTCAAGCACCATCCGCGTCACGTCCACGCACCGCCCCTTAGACCGCGCAAACCGCGTGATCTCCAGAACCATCGACTTACTCCGAGGAAGCCGCAGCAGTTCGGCCTCATCCGGAAGTGGAGGGCGGCCCACGATCCGCTCCGTGAACTCATCCGGCCCCCAACCCTGATCGGCCAGCCTGCCAAACGTCCCACCCGGGCCGGTGTCGTGGTAGACGATCGCGGTCCCCCGGGCCAGGTCCACAGGGATGTGCGACTCGGCGAGTTGCACACGTCGGCCGTCGACCTCGAACACTCGGAACCGGCGCACGACCGGCGAGTCGGCGTCGATGCCGAACGCTTCCGCCACGAACGCGGGGGCCGGCACCTCATCAACGCGGGCGTCAACGTCGCGCCACCGCTGCTCGGTGTCCTTGTCCTGAATCGCCTTGCCACTCCCCCACTGCTTCTTCGTCACGCGTCCCGGCGACTCACGGACGATGCGGGTGAACGGCTCACGGACGGTACTGGCAGCCCCCTGTCGGGAGATGATGGCACCTTCGGCGCGCAGTGTGGCTAGCGCCTGCTGGACAGCGCCCCGCCCCATCCCGTGCTCGGCCATCATCTCGGTGATGGACGGCAGTGTGTCTCCGGGTCGCAGCTTGCCCGAGCGAATGTCGTCTCTGAGCTGGGCCGCAAGGCTGGCGGCACTCCGTGGCATGTCAAACCCCTAACTGTCTTATGACAGCAGGCTACGCGCATGTAAGGGCCGCCTTGTCCGGACGGTACGGACAAGCTTTGCCGCGCCGCCAGCTTGCACGTCCTTCGCCATGTAAGCACTTACAGCTTGACCTGCATGTGACAGTAAGGAATGATCAGGTCATGGAGCTAAGCGAAATCATGCTGCTCGTCGAAGCCCACAAGAAGGCTCGCAGTGGCGACGCAAAGAAGATCCGGCGACGCGCCGGACTGACCATGGCCCACGTAGCCGCCGTCGTTGGCGTCAGCGAATCAACCGTCAGCCGATGGGAGGGCGGTTCCCGCAAACCACGAGGCGAACACGCACTCAGGTGGGCCGCCCTGCTCAACGAGCTGGAGCGCGCGCAGGCCGAGCCGGTCGCAGCCGCCTGAACCAATGACCGACCCCCGACCGAACGGGCGTTGGTTTCGGGACATCTACCGCGATGCCGTGTGGGAGTCCGAGGAACTGACGGCCCAAGAGAAGGCCGTCGCCGAGACGTACGCACGGCACGCACGCGACGAACACGACGACAAGAGCGCAACTGCTGACCTCGCGTGGACGACCTACCCGCGACTCATGGCCAAGGCGGGCATCGGGCGGCGAGCGAATGTGAGCACCGCCGTCGCGAGCCTGGTGAGGAAGGGGTGGCTGACCGTGGTCCGTGAGGCGAGTCGACGGCCGACCCTCTATCGCCTAACGATTCCCGTCGGTGGTTTCGATGGTGGAACTACCAGCCAGGCGAGCCGTAGTTCCGATGACGGTACTACGGTAGTTCCGAGACCAGCAGCTGGTAGTTCCACTTCCGCCGCCGGTAGTTCCGATGGCGGAACGCAACCATTAGGACCATTAGAAAATCAACCACTAGCCTCTCTCTCTGACGCTCGCACATCAGTGCCCGTACCTAGCGTGCTCAACGACGACCGAGAGAGAGACGAGAAGTCTTCAACCAAAGACCCCAACCCCATCGGGCCGCTACAGCGATTCGTCATCAAGCGCGGCGCACCTCAACACCTCGCCACCCAGGTAGTCGAGTTCATCGAAGCCGCCAACGCCATCGACGGATTTGGCTGGTGGATCACCGCCAGCGGCAACGGCACCCTCGCCGCGCAGGTAGCCACCGCCCTCGACGCGTTGGCCGCACCAATCGGAGGCGACAACCAGGACGACTGTTCGACGTGCGGTGACACGGTGCTATCAGTTCCCGGACACGCCGACTCACGGGGCGATGAGGGGGTGAGTTACGGGGTAACTGGTTCCGCTGCGCCTACCCAGCACCAACCCCCTTCCTCCCCCACCGTCGAACCTGACGCCTCGCCGCGCTCCGACAGGCAGGAGAAGACGAGAGCAGACCTCGCCATCATGGCTACCGCCACCCGCCTCGCCGACCCCTACCAAGGCGACATGACCGTCATCGAGTCGCGACGCCTGGTAAGCCACGTCGTCACCGTGCTCGCCAAGGGATGGTCGGAGCAGGTCGTAGCGGACGCACTGGCCACCGACGTCGCCGGCCTCGACTCGGTTGCCGCTGGTCTGATCGGGCGGATGATGGAACTTGCGGCCACCCCTGTCCAACCGGGCCGCGACGAAACGTTGCTGCCGAGATGCATCGCCTAGCCGTCGGCGTACCGCTACCATGCCGTCATGGCCGACGGACCGGACCCTGGATCCGAACACGGGGCAGCCTTCGCCCGCCTCCTGCGGGTGCAACGGGCCAAACGCGGCCTACGCCAACAAGACGTCGCCGACGCCTCCGGTGTCTCCCTGCACACCATCATGCGATGGGAAACCGGCCAAAGCCGGCCACCCCAGCCCGCACAAGTCCGCGCCATCTGCCACGCCCTCGGCATCAACCCTCTCGAGGTGGCCGTTGCCCTCGGCTACCTCGGCGAGGACGAAGCCCCGCCCAGTACAGACTTCGCTCGGCCCACCATCGCAATCAAAGTCGGCGAGCACCACCACGGACCTTCCCGCGGCGAAGAAGGCTTCGCCTACCGGTCCCTCGCGCGCCGCAGACTCGCCGATGCCCTCGGCATCGAAAAGCCTCCGACGCTCAGCCCCGAGGAGCAGCAGAAGCTGCGTGAGGCTGAGGCACGCGCCGAGCGCGACGCAGACCGGATCTACGGAGACCACGCCGGCCAGGCTGTGGCGTGAGACCCCGCATCCTCGACACGTCGGCGATCATCGCCCTGTTCGACGCCTACCCGCCGGTGTTCGACCTGATAGCGAGTGCGGAGGTCAACGAGGCGACCATCGTTCTGCCGGCAGCTGCCGTCGCCGAAGCGAACCGGAAGATCCGCGGATCGTTCGGCGTGTGGGAGCCGGTCCTCTTAACTGCCGGGCTGACGGTTATGCCGCTCGATCCTCATGTCGCTATCGAGATTCACGACCTGGTCGGCGACGTGGCTACTCGGCACACCGTGTACGAGGCGCGGCTGTTGCGTGGTGTGGTGGTGACCTGCGACCCGGGCGTGTATCGGGGGCACACGGTTCCGCTGCTGGTCGTCTGACTCGTATTAGTTCCCGCCCGGCCTCTTCAGAGGGGCTGGATGACCTTGCCTGCCCTGGCCGTCTCACACGGGCCGACCCGACCACCACCAGGAGGACACCCATGACCGACCCGATCGACCTCGACGTCCCCGCCGAGGTTACTGAATTCACCAGCCTGCTCCGCGCCCGCCTTACCGGTGTCTACGACGACGACAACCCGGCCGGGAAGTCCCCCGCCGAAGCCCTGTGGAAGGAGGTCCACGGCACCTCACAGCTGGAAGCGGGCAGCATGCAGGAACTCGCAGACAAGGTTGGTGATCTGCTGGCCGTTAAGCGAAACATCGCGGTTGTGGTGGCCGTGGCGCTTGCCATCGACCTGGCCAAGCAGACGGGCCGTTCCGCCATCGACCACATCGACGACGTGGAGCAGTCGCTGATCGAAGGACAACAGCAGTGACTCACCCGTCGCACCGCCGGTCTAGCCGATCGTGAGCCGGATGGTGGTGTTCAGCTGCGCATCGTCAAACTGGATTTTGCCGCGCCGGCCCACCTCGACGCCGTAGAACCGGTCGCCCTCCGGCACCCCCGTCACCTCGAACGGCATCTCGCACACCTTGAACGGCTCCCCCAACTCGGGATCCGCCCGGACTTTGCCGAGTTCGAGTGTGCCGACGCCTGCGGTCTTGCCACCGCTGTCCGTCACCACCACCTGCGCGCCGGGGGTGAGATCGTCCCAGCCGCGCTGCGACAGACTGCCGCCGTGGCAATCCAGGCCAACCTCCCAGCCGGACGGCCAGCCCTGGATGGCCATGGTGCCGGTGATGGTGCGGGTGGACGGGCTGGAGGCGGGCGTATCGGCGGGTTCGGGGCTGCTGCTGCAGGCGGCGAGCAGCAGCACGATCGCCGCGGCGGCGGGTATGGCGTGGTGTAGGCGCATCGTGGCAGTCTCGACCATGCGGTACGTGCCGTGGACCCGCACGACCGGCCAGTATCGCTGTCGCCTACACGACTCAGGGGATCGTGTCGATGGGTGGCGGGTGCAGGTGACGGCGGAGCGGAGACAAGCGTGTCCGTAGCCCAAATCCAACGCAGCTCTGGGTGTCGTACCGTCCGTCTACCCTGGGGTCCGCTGGCCCGCCTTTGCCCCCGTGAAGGCGGGCCGGTGTACGTCGACCCAACTTCGTGGGACGGCCTACGCGGTCGTTATGACAGCTAGGACGGCCCGAGGCCAAGAGGACCGGGCTCGCCGACTGGGAGGTGAGGCGATGATCAGCGTCGTCGGTGTCGCGTCCCGCCGGGGCACCCGCGACCACAACGCGGACGCCGGCCACGCCTACCGAGGCGACGACGGCACCGTCGTCGCGGCGGTCATCGACGGCACCGGCAACTCAGCCGAGCTGGCCGAGCTGGCCGACGCGATGGCGATCGTCGTCGCCCGCGTCGGGTACCGGCGCGGCGGTCTCGCCGCTCTCATCACCGCCTCCGACCTGATCCACGAGGCCCACGACGCCGCTGCCGTCACGGTCCGGGTGGATCCCGACGGCGGGGTCCACACCCACTGGATCGGCGACTGCCGCGCCTGGTGGTGGACCGGTGCCGAACTGCGTCAGCTCACCACCGACCACACCATGGGCCAACTCCTGCGCGTCTCCGGCGGTGAGTCCGCCGCCCGGGTCGCCGCCACCCACGACCACTGGCTGCGCCTGGGTATCAGCGGTGCCACCCCCGCCACCGTCGCCGAGGTGAGCGGGCTCGACGTCGACAGCACGACGCTGGGCGTCGGCCAGCTGGTCCTGCTCACCTCCGACGGGGTCCACGACCAGCTCGACCAGGACACCATGCTCGAGCTGGTCGTGGCCCACGCCGCCGTTCCGCAGAGCCTGGCGGACGCACTGGTCGCCACCGCGAGGCCGGATCACCGGGGCTACCGGGATGACGCCACCGCGGTCGTCGTGGCGATGACCGCGGTGGCGCACGAATGATCCGGTCCCAACGACGGGTGCGCCGGCGCACCCGTCGTTGGTTTCGGTGCGAGCGTGGACACCGAACCGCACGCCGCGCTATCGGTCACGCACGCCCCGCCCACGCGGGGGTGATCCGTCGCTAAGCACTCGGTGGGTGCGGACGCAGGGTCGACTTGTCCCCGCCACGCGGGGTAGACGACAGCGCCCCGCCTGGCCTCACGGCCAGGCGGGGCGCTGTCGCGTGTGCGGGGTCAGCGGCGGCCGGAGCGGATCTGATAGAGCCGGGCCGGCGTCACGCCGGCGGCTGCAGCAATGTCGTCTCGCCGCAGCTCAGTCCGCTGCATTGCCGTCCGCACCAGCTCGTCGCGGCGGGCGGTCAGGCGGCCGATCTCGCTGGTCACCTCCTCCAGCTCCACCAGTATCCGGGCGGCGGCCGTGGCGACGGCTCCGACACTGTACGACGCGTCAACTGCACGGGTGATCACGCCGACGCCGGCCGGAGTGAGGGTGCGGGTCGCGATGTCCCACAGCTCCGGGTCGTCGCGGATCTCATCCACATGCACCCGCACCGTGTCGACGGCAGCAGCGTGGGTGTCTATGCCGTGGTGGTCGGCGAGGGTCCGGGCGAGATCGTCAATGCTGGTTCTGGTCACCGCTTCCTCCTGTGGCTTGGATACCATGAGCCTATAGCCTGCTATAGCTATATGTCAAGCACGCTATAGAACAGCGATGGTGTGGGCCTGCCACAATGACCCGCCCCCTGCGGGGCCTGACAGCCGAGACGCTTGGGGGTACGCTCCGTTCATTGGTCCCCGCGCAGGCGGGGATGACCCACTGTCGCTTCGCGACATGCTCCCCACGCATGTGGGGTTAGGGACCACGCAAACGACGCCCGCCCGGCCGTGAGGCCAGGCGGGGCGCTTCGTCGTGCCTGGCGTCAGCGAGGGACTCCGTGCACGAGGTAGTTCAAAGGCACCACCACCCAGGTGCCGGGCTCGTCGACTCGCTCTACCTCCAACTCGCCAGCATCGTTGAGCCGTGCGTCTGGTCGCAGCGCCTGCACCTCGTCGAGGTTGTCGCCGGTCCACATGACCGCCTGCTGTGTTGACCTTGGTCGGCCTGGTTTGCGTTGCCAGCCGGCGGCGAACGCGTCGATGCTGCTCCGGGTGTATACGGGGCCGGCGGCCAGCCGGGCGACCGGGTCCGGGAACGCCTCGTTCTCCCGGGCGAGTTGCTCGACTCGCTGCCGTGACACGTTGAGGATTCGGGCGATCTCGGCGTTGCCGACGAGGCTCATCGGGTGTGGTCGGGAGATCTCCCGTTCGTGGTCCTCGGCGGTGATCACGCGTAGGGCGGTGACCTCGGGTGCGCTGCCGATTGCCTGGCTGTGCGCGGTGCGGGCCGCGCGGGCGGCCGTGTCGGCGGCCTGGCGGACGGTGGGCGCTTCGATGGTCATCTCCAGGCGTACCCGGTCGACGCCGGTGTCGACGATGATGCCGTAGCCGGGTAGGACGCGGGTGATCTCGGCGAGTTGGTCGTCGGTGGGCTGTGCGCTCCAACGGCGAATGGTTACGGCGGCGTGCCACTGTTGGGGTGTCAT